TCCTGAAACACTCTATGCATGGAGTAAGTTTCTGGGAGAGGAGTTTGTAATAAAGAGCAAGGGAGTGGCCCTACGTTATTTCAATGTGTATGGACCAGGAGAAATGCACAAAGGAAACATGGCTTCTATTGCTCATCAATCTTATAAGAAACATCAGCTTGGAGAAGAAGTGATGCTCTTTCCAGGACAACCTGTGAGAGACTTTGTGTATATAAAGGATGTTGTAGATGCAAATTTGTATGCCTGGCAGCATTACAATGAATTCAAAGGAGGATGGTTTGATGTAGGAACAGGAGAGCCCAGAACGTTTGAGAATGTTCTAGAGATAATGGATATACCATTCAAATACAAGTTCAAGTTTGAAATGCCTGACAACTATCAGATGTTTACCAAGGCTGATTTGTTTATGCCTGGTTGGGAAGCTAAATACAATTTGGAGAAAGGGCTAGAAGAATACAAAGCAATGCTTAGTCTTTCTTCAGTCCATATCTAATCCATTTATACCAAATACGCTCATGTAGGTAATATTGTATAGGCTTGTACACTAGCTCAGCTACACCAAATGCAGCTCCTATTTTCACACTTCCTGTCACTAGCCACATAATACCAAACCCAATGAGTGTGCTGACAATCCTGTAGCTGATTGTTTTGGCTATATGTCTTTTCTTGCTTACAGTCATAGCTTACCTTCTACTTTCATTTGCTCACGGATTTTTGTAGCAGATATGTCATGTATCTCCTGAGGGGGTACGTGTTCTATGACATCATAACCAACACCCCTACCAATATTAATAGATTCAATATCAGGTATAGTAATAACCCTAACTCTTCCTGATTCAACCAAGTCTTTAAGTTCATCGAATAAGTTTAACATCACTTGATGTGCGGTCCAAGGATTCTTCTCATCTGGTTCTACATCTCTTATACAGAGGAGGACATTCTTTCCTTCATTGAGTCTCTGGTCAATTAACCATCTGTGTCCAGCGTGCCAGGGTTGCCATCTTCCTATAAACATAGAATATTTCTTGTCATTGGAAGAAGTGGGTCCTGCTGATCTAGCCAAGAAGTTTTGCATGTGTCATTATTTTAGTTATACAGTCCTCTATGGATGTTGTAGAAGTGTTCAGACGAAGAACACGTTCATCATCTCCAGGCTCTTCAAAATCCTTTACATGAAATGATTCCCTGCCTCTAGGCTCATCATATGTCAAATAAACCCAATAGACAGAGTCACACAAGCTGTTGAGGTAGTCTCTAGCTTCCTTATATGGATATACGAGAGATAGGATGATGTCATCCCCAATAGTGCTCATGAACGTAGCAATATCACTAGCCCTGTTCAGATTCTTGATTCTCCCCTCTCTGCTGTAATCTTTGTTCACAAATATCTCTCTGAGCTTGTCTCCATCAATGTTTACAATAGTAAACCTTTCCTTTATAAGCGCATCAGCCAATGTGGACTTTCCACAATTAGGCTGTCCAAATAACACTATAATCATTTTGAATATCTAAAATAGTCATAAAACCATTTGTAGTTGTTGTATATCCAATCAACTACATCTTTCCCTAACAATGCTTTTGCTCTAGAAGGAACAGGCTCTAGCTTTGTTCTAATGACATGATCACCAAATGCTCCATACACTTCATCATCCTCCTTAGTAATTTGCTCAATGTTATCAAAATCATGGTGGTAGTGTGGTATACCAAGGTATTGATATATCCTTGTCATCTCTGTTTCTGGATAGAGACATAGGTCTTCAAATTTAATGAATAATATTTTAGTATTAATACCTAGTCTAAATATCTCAGCTAGTCTTTCAATAGCTAGTCCTACAGGAGGATTCTGTGACCAGATATCAATACGCTTTGGTACAGTAGTACCTTGACCTTTAGACCAATCCAAAATGTCTGATTGCTTCTCAGGATGCTTTCTGAAGTTGTTCTCCATAGAAGCAAATACATCACGTAGGTCTCTAACCATGCAAATGATTTTAGGTTCACCACCTTGTACAAACTGTAAGAAATCATAGTGAATACCCCATCCACGAGACTTATCTATCACATATTTTTTATCTGTAACAGCATTGTAGAATGCATCCATTCCAGCTTTAGCAAATGCTTGCCATCCTGTTTTCATTAACTCAGGATCTTGAGCTTTAAACTCTGCTGAGTTTGTATAGTTAGCACGTGCACCAAATATAAGTTCTAACACACCACTTGTAGGTGTAGCGTATATATCAGGATTTTGAGCTAGTATGTTTTGTAATAATGTACTTCCTGCTCTAGGCAATGAGCTTTGATAGAATATCTTTTCCATGTTGGTTTATTTTAAGGAGTTAATTACAGCATCTACATTAAATATTTCAGACTCTTTGTTGTAAGGAAACTCAATAGGGTCACCTCCAATATTATACTTACTTAGATAGGCATTTCTTAATTCTGGACTAATTGTTCCTGGGTTAGCTACAATGTTTGTATGTAAGTCATATCCAAACACCTTAGGACTGTTAGCAACCCACAACACTGTAGAAGGTTTATTCAAAGCTGCAGCTGCATGTTGTCCAAAGCTATCCATTAACAATCTCTTTTCACTAAGGCTTATAAGAACAATCAATGCTCTGAAGGTATCAGACACAGCAAATGTTCCTTCATAACCTATCTGATCTTCTCTCTTTATATGAACAATGTTATACTTCTCTCTAAACTCATGTATAACATTCTCTACTATATAGCTAGGAATATCTCTAGCCCAAGAGTATTTCTGTTCTGTCTCAGCACCACCATTAGTTTGCATCAAAAAAATAGGCTTATCAGAAACAAATTTTTTGCTAAAGAAATCTATTTCTCTCTGTGTAAGAAATAGCTCTCCAACAGTCTTTGTTACTGGTAAACCGTACAAATTACACCATGTTTCAATAAGGTGTTCATCTTGTTTAATGTGCTTTGCTTCCAAGTATGGATCGTGTGCAAATACCATAATCTCTTGATTCTCAATGTATTCCTTATAGAAATAAGCCTGTTGTCCAAAAGCGTATGCTCTGTCAACATTCTTATTACCTAAGAATACATCTGGATAACCAGAGACAACAATAAGTTTACTATCAGGATACTTAGCCTTGATAGAAGCACAAATGGCGGTACCAGCAATCACCTTGCCAATACCGCCATTAATTTGGAATATTATATTCATGTATGGTTGATTTTACCTCCAAAGGTAAACCAACTATTTTGAATAACAAAATTTTTATTCAGCTTTTAATTGAGCTAAACGAGCTTTATGCTCATCAATTTTAGCTTGCAATTCTGCTGCTTTTTGCTCAGGAGTTTTTGCTGCCTCAGCTGCTGCTGCTGCTTCTTCCTCAGCTTTTCTTTGTGCAATAAATGCTTGCATTTTAGCTTTTCTTGCTAATTCAATTTCTAATTGAGTTGCTCTTAATTCTGCCTCTAAGGCTGTTAAATCTGCCATAATATTTATTTTTTTATGTTTAAACTAAATTGTTTCTTTTGATTATATCCTCTAAGGTAGCTATTTTTTGTTCTTGAGCATCAAATTTAGCACTTAATTCTTGTAATGCTTTAGTAAGAACTGGAATTATTTTCTCTGGACTTAGAGACATTTCATCACTCTCTGCACTTCTACCTACTGCTTCTGGTATAATTGGTTCAACCTCTTGAGCTATGAAGCCAATTTGTCTATTACATCCTCTAGTTTCTCTTGCTGTTTCATTCCAGTCAAAGCTAACAGGGTTCAGTTTTTTAACATCACATAATCCATAAGAAAGACCACAGATGTTTGTTTTTAAACGTATGTCAGAGCTATTTCTAACAATCACACCATTTGTTCCAACACATAAAGCAACTGTTGTACCTACAAGATTACAAGCCCACAATTGGTTTGATGCAAAAGAACAAGCAATACTGTTAACAATACAACATCCAAATACTCCTGAATAATTTCCAGAGGCTGTATTACCCATACCTCCTAGGATTACTGATTGGCTACAACAAACCGTGTTAAAATAACCACCTCCAATAAATGAACCATCACCGTCTACTATATTACTACCACCTCCAACTACTGCAGAATAGTATCCACGAGCAGCATTCTGGTATCCATTACCAATAAATGATGAGTAACCACTAGCACTATTTGCACATCCACCAACAATAGTTGAGTATTGATTACTAGCAAAGTTAGAAGTACCGCCTCCAATAAATGTATAATATGCACTAAATGAGTTGTTGTAATTAGGGGCAATACAGTTACCAGTACCACCCACAATAGTTGCAGTATTTGAATACCCATCTATTATGTTATAACTTCCTCCACCTATAAATGAACGCTTAGAACAAACTGTATTATTACACCCACCTACTATTGCTGAATAAGCTGGATGAATTGTATTACTACGGCCACCTACAATATTTGAATTATTTGAGCAAACTGTATTATACTGTCCACCTCCTATAAATGAGTTTGAAGAACCTATACTTCCAGTGATGGTTGTAAAATCACAATAGAAAGAGGAGCAAGTCGTTGCAATTACAGTGGCAGGTATCCAGCCGTAGTAGTTACTCACAGTAACCTGTCCTGTCATTAGACCATAAGTGGCTGAGTTCATCGTTACTGTAGAACCATTTGGGAACATTGATGTAACATCTCCGTAAGAGCTATTTAATTGCAAATAGCCCATTCCATATAAATTGGAATTTGTTATATTATATGTACAAGACACATATTGTGCTGCTGTGTTATTTGTACCTCCTACTATACTTGTAGCTAATCCTCCGTTTGTATTACATTGTCCACCACCTGCAAAGCTATAATCTCCACATGCAGTATTACTAACTCCACATCTAAGTGTAGAATTACAACCTGCACCTGCAACCATAATTCCACCACCACCTGCAGTGTATGGAACTAACATTCCATTTGCATCAGTACAAACAGCACAACCAGCAGTTGCTAAGTTAGCTGCAATTAATCTATTGGCTTTGAATGAACAAGCTACAGAGTTAGTTAATCCGCAGCCAAATACTGCACTATATGGAGCAGATGCTGTATTACCCCTACCACCTAATACTACTGAGTTATAACCACTTGCTGTATTTAATAAACCGTTAACAATTGCTGAATAAGATCCACACGCTTGGTTACCATCTCCTCCACCAACAGTTGAGTTTTGTCCATAAGTATAGTTATAAGTACCACCTGCAATAGATGAACAGTCTCCTCCATTCACATTAAACCTTCCTCCACCAATAAATGAATAATTTGAAGATATAGTATTATATTGTCCACTTACTATTGCTGAATGTATTCCACAAGCTGTATTATACATACCTGCTCCTATAAATGATTCACCAGCGCCAGCCGTATTAAACGCTCCTGTACCAACAAATCCTCCATAATATGCTACGTTGCAATAACCACTACTAACAGTTGAATAACCAATACCAGCAATATTACACTCACCACCACCTATAAATGCGGAATATCCTCCTGATATTGTATTATATCTTCCGCCAACAATAGCAGATGAGAGTGTATTACATGTTATGTTATTATTATATCCTGATAGTATGGTAGATGAACCAGCTGAGTTTGGATTCCAACAGTTGCTACTAATAGTATTACAGAATCCTGATAAAATACTTGAATTTTGTGAACAAACAGTATTAGTATTTCCTCCACCAATAAAAGCATTTGTGGTATACATGCCGCTTATGGTGTTATAGTAACCTCCAGAAATAGTGTTTGTATTATAATCACTACTAATAGTATTACAGTTACCTCCACCAATAAAGTGAGCTTGGGCTGTTCCATATGTTCCAGCAGTAATAGTATTATAGTTACCTCCAGAAATTGTATGAGAAGAACCACAAATTATATTATAAGATCCTCCACCAATAAAGCTCCAACCCTCATAGCCTGATAATGTTAAGATTTGATTACACTCTCCTCCAGCTATAGTAGAAAATCTAGTTTGATTTATATTAAATTTTCCACCTACAATTGCTGAGTTACATGTACCATTACTATTACTGATTATATTTAGATATCCACCACCAACAAATGAGTGACACCCACCAGCTGTATTACATTGACCACCTCCAGCAAAACTATAATCACCTGGTGCTGTATTATTAACACCACATCTAATAGAAGAACAAGTACCAGAACCAGCAGTAAAGATTCCTATTCCACTAGTTCCACTTGGGCCAGGGATGCCAGATAACGTGATGGTCCAATTAGTTATAACACCTGCGTCTCCACAAAATTGACAAGGTTTAAGAACTAGTTCTCCAGTTCCACTATTATATGAAACAATTTCACCCCATATGTAAGAATTAACACCATCATACAACTGCACAAAGTCGTTTGCATTGAATGACAATCCTGTTTGGGTAGTAAGGGTTATATTGTCATAACATCCACAAGGAGAGCAATTAGGCATGTTGATATATTAAGGTTGTTTTGTAAATTTAATTATATTGGTTGAGTTGTTGTAGTGGTTGTGGTACATGTACCAATTTGTGTCAACATATACCAATTTGTGTCAACGTTGTACCATTATCAGCATAAGGATTTCCTACAGAATCACAGTTACAGAATTGACCAGTTGGGTCACCACTGCTTAATGTAATTGTTTGAGGATCACCAGTATAACAGTTGTAATAATGAATCACATCACCTCCTTCAGGAATAGTTGCTCCATTATACTCCCAATTTCTACAGTTGGCACATACAAAAGCGGTAGTAGTAGTGGTTGTTGTACATTCTACCAAAGGTAGTGTGATTGCACTTGAGCTTGTACCAACATACACTGAAGACGCACCACTTGTTCCACTAGTACCGCTTGATCCACTTGTACCTGAACTTCCATCCACACCAGATGTTCCGTTGATTCCTGAGGTTCCAGATGAACCAGATGTGCCATCAACTCCAGAAGTACCTGATGTTCCATCCACACCACTTGTACCTGAAGTTCCACTAGTACCATCAACACCTGATGTTCCTCCTGTTCCATCAGTACCTGATGTTCCACTTGTTCCACTAGAGCCTGCTGTGCCTGAACTACCAGAGCTTCCAGAAGACCCAGACGATCCACTAGTTCCTGCAGTGCCAGAGGTTCCGCCACTACCGTCAGTACCACTTGTACCAGCACTGCCACTAGATCCAGAAGATCCAGATGTTCCACTGGTTCCCCCACTACCATCTGTTCCTGAGCTACCTGCTGTACCGCTTGTGCCTGAAGATCCAGCTGTACCACTGCTACCAGATGATCCAGAGCTGCCAGAACTTCCACTCGTACCTGTAGTGCCACTCGTACCACTGGTTCCTCCTGAACCATCAGTGCCGCTAGTGCCTGATGTACCTGATGTAGCGCTTGTTCCACTACTACCAGATGTACCTGTGGTGCCAGACGTACCAGATGTACCATTAGATCCATTAGTACCAGATGTACCTGAAGTTCCAGATGTAGCACTTGTACCAGATGTTCCAGTGGTTCCTGAGGTGCCTGAGGTGCCTGTAGTTCCAGACGTGCCATCTATTCCACTTGTACCAGATGTGCCACCAGTACCTGATGTGCCTGTTGTACCACTACTACCACTTGAACCAGAAGTTCCTGTAGTACCAGACGTACCTGCTGTAGCAGACGTACCACTTGTTCCAGAAGTACCATCTGTACCGTTACCACCTGTAGCACCATCTAGGTTCACTTCCCAAGATGAATATGTACCAGAGCCAGTTTGTCCAGTCACTTGGAAGCTTAAGCTACCAGTGTTTGGATCATATGATGTAACGACTGCTTCATTGTGTTTGAAAGCATCGCCTGAATAAGTTATAATGATTGATTGCCCCAGAGTGTATGCCAGTCCTGTACCCACTGTAATAGTGCCTGTACCAGGAGGGGCTTGTATTGTATATGTGGTGGAGGATGTTGTAGCAAATCTATCACCACTCAAACCTGAAGATCCTGATGTACCTGTAGTACCACTTGTTCCAGAAGTGCCTGATGTAGCACTCGTACCACTGGTGCCGCTTGTTGCACTTGTACCAGATGTACCGCTTGTACCTCCAGATCCGTCTGTTCCACTGGTTCCTGAAGTGCCAGAAGTACCACTTATGCCAGTGGTTCCTGATGTGCCACTTGTTCCTGCAGTGCCACTAGTACCAGACGTACCTGCTGTACCATCTGTACCACTGGTTCCAGCTGTACCACTGGTTCCTGATGTACCTGTTGTACCAGCAGTTCCACTTGTGCCTGACGTACCTGATGAACCTCCTGTACCATCAGTGGCAGATGTACCACTTGTACCACTACTGCCAGATGTTCCTGTAGTTCCGCTTGTTCCACTTGTACCTGTAGTACCTGAAGATCCAGAAGTCGCACTCGTACCACTTGTACCTGAAGTTCCTCCTGTTCCATCAGTTCCAGAAGATCCTGATGTACCAGAGGTGGCAGAAGTACCTGACGTACCACTGGTACCACCTGTACCATCTGTTGCTGACGTACCTGATGTACCACTTGATCCACTTGTTGCAGACGTACCACTTGTAGCACTTGTACCGCTTGTACCTGTGGTTCCACTAGATCCTGAGGTAGCTGATGTACCAGACGTGCCTGATGTGCCGCCAGTACCATTTGTACCGCTTGTGCCTGATGTTCCACTGGTTGCACTCGTACCACTCGTACCAGTGGTACCAGAAGTACCTGTTGTGCCGCTTGTACCAGAACTACCAGCTATGCCACTAGTTCCACTCGTAGCGCTTGTACCACTGGTCCCACTGGTCCCACTGGTTCCTGAGCTACCGCTTGTACCAAACGTTCCATCTGCACCTGAAGTACCACTGGTCCCACTGGTTCCAGAAGTTCCAGAAGTTCCAGAGCTTCCTGCCAAACCATTGGCAAAAGCTGCTTCTATTTTCTCAATGACTGTCTGAACATTATCGTTGGTGTTAATTTTTGTATAGATCAAATTGGGTCCTTCATAGAACACACAAGTGGCGTTCAATATAATTGGACAAGGGTTAGCAGCACATATGACTGGGCTGGTTGTAAAAGAATCATTTTGGCTATGATTGCCAAAGAGTTTAGATATGAACGGTACTTTGTCTGAATCATTAACTGGTTCAGGATCAGGCACATAGGTATATATCGGTGTATTATCTACACAGTCAGGAGTTGACTCACCTGAAGTACCAGATGTGCCACTACCCCCATATTGGAGTATATTAGGAAGTACGTTCATGTTCTAAATTAATGTACGATTTTCAATACGTCACCTGTACGGTACACTTGACCTTGGAGTAAACCACCCAAAATGGCAGCAGCATTATCAGCATATTCAGGGGCTCCTGTGTAAGGAACAGAAAGAAGAATCCTCCAGTCTAAGGCTCCTGTGCCTGTAGTTTGGGCATAATAAAGATTCTTGGGTCCACTGGTTCTTAAATAGAGCTGTCCCAAGTAGATGGCTCCAGCTGTAGGAGCACCAGATCCTGTTACAGGAACCAGATTGTCATTAATCTTCTCTAACGCAACCTGTAAAGAGTCTAGGGGGTTTACGTCAATGTTAGTCAAATAGTCACCGTTATAAAGAACGCACAGAGCATTCTCATAGGTGGCACATGTTGGGCAAATTGCAGCAGTACGCATATAAGCAAAATTAGTTGTTAGTAATGTATTTTCAATGAGTTATGAAGAAATAAACGACATAATATAGCTATCGTATACCATAGTTCTTTTGCATCTTTATACCCAGGTCTTTGGCAGCATCTGGGTAGAACATTGGGAGGTAACCAACCATCTGATTGGTGAATGGGAAGGTACGCATCCAATACTTGATAACATATGTATCTTTTACAGTTTTCTCATCACCTTCTATAAGAGCCCAGTTTTCTACAAAGAAGTTACCCAGTCCCTTTCTGAAGTTCTCAATCAGGGAGATGGCTGGGAATATGTTTCCAGATACAGTTTTGAGGATGGCTGTAGGATCGTAGAAATAGCTAATCTCATCCTTAAACTTATCAGCCATCTTTACAAGGAACCTATATTGGTTCTTGACAGAAGGATCTTCCTCATCATCTGGAAGGTTCTTTATGCCTGCCACAAGGATGAGTAGGCTTACGTAGAATATTACGTCTATTATCTGAGACCTAATGTTTCCTCTGACAAGATCTATAAACTGTGCCTCTGTCATATCTAGTTCCTTGCCTGTGTCCTTCTTATATTCATCCCTCTTCTTTTCATAAAGCTGTCTCATGAATTCAACCCCTCTCTCATTAGCCACTAGAGATCCATGGAGATTACCTAACATTCTGAATAGGTCTTCCTTGATAATCCTAAACACCATTCTTGTTCTTCCCCATTCGTAGGCATCAGAGGCTGAATTGTATTTAACATTACCAAATCTTACATCAATCAGACGAGGAATCCAGTTTTTAAACACCATGAATGACTTACCATATACACTCATGTTTATCATTCTGAGATCATCTTCTGACAAGTTACCAAGCGCAGCTTTGCTCAGACTTTGTACGTTCCTTCTGAGATCAACAACACTTTGTGACTGTTGCTCAACACCAGGTATAACTAGTTTATTATCAACGATTTGTGAAACTTTTAATACACCCTTCTCTTCAACAAGTTTCTTAACATCCTCCTCAAATTGATTCTCTAGGCTTTTTCTTTGCTCCACCCCACCAGCATATATGTTTGCATATTTAGGCTGAGACCTTAGGTATTCTCTAGCATTCACCACTTCTCCATCTTGAACAATAGTGTTCTTGAGGAAGGAAAGGAAGTTGGCAGTTTGTACATTCCAGTCAGACTTTCTCATAAGGAACATCAGCCCATCTTGTAAACTCTCCTGTGTCAATGTGCTGAGAGAAAGCTTCTTTGCAAACTCCCTGTTATAGTTTTCTGTCAGAGGGAGGAAGTATTCAAGAGCAGCTATTATTTTCTTTTGGTTAGGAACATTGAGCTTCTGTGTGAATATCTCAAGCTCACTAGCCAGATAATCACCCTTGGTGAAATACTTACCAGAGTTGATGATAGACTGAGCATTACCACCAAAGAAGTTGGAAGATGCTGACAGGAGGTTTAGTCCAAGAGCACTCAGCTGGAATGTGCTGTTCAGATTGTCAATAACCTTATTAACACTCACTTGTCTTTCAGACAGACCCTCTGGGAATACGTTTATTCCAAGCTTCTTGTTCAATGTCTCACCCCAATTACCAAGCTTTCCAAGCAGCTGATCAAATGTCTCACTTGTAACATATCTCTGACCATATATGATGGATTTCATCATATCATCGTAGAGCTTGGAGTTTTCATTATTGTCTGGAGTGTATTGGAGAACATCATCTTTGTATTCTGTTTTTCCAAATATAGAGGTGGCAATTGCCTTCTTGTTCCTCTCAACACCAGACACAAGTCTCAACTGATCCTCCATCTGTTTCAAATACTTATATCTAATGGCTGCCTCATTATAGAAAGCCATTGTCCTGAACAGGTCTTCGCTCACTTCTCCTTCTATAGGAGATGTGAAATACTTAGGGATGACATTGATGGGTTTGCCTGACAATGGATCAGTTTGACCATATCCTATATCTCCTTCATCAATAGATATGCTTCTGAAGAACTGTTCACCAAGTCTAACGTTTCCTCCCATTACAAGTTTCTCTGTAAGGGTTTTTCTTACAAATGGCAGGAACACCCTAGCGCTGTCTCTTCTTATATATCCAAGATCTCTGTATTCTTCGTTCTTGTCTCTAATGTAATTATAGAAATCAAGAGCAGCTTTGTTCTTTGGATCGTTCAGCTCTTTCCATTCTTTAGACACCCATTTCTCTGCTGCATGTTTCTTTACAAGATCATAAAGCAACCATCCTGGAGATTCTGTAGTGGTTGTGTTGTATAAAGCTCTAGCCTGGTTTATTTCATATTTAAGCTCATTTGGAAGATCTGCAGGATTCTTTGTCTCCTCATATCTCTGCATTCTTGCAGCTTCTTCTTGGTTCTCAAACACCCTAGGTCTGTCAATAATTCTTTGTATCTCTTCCTTGAGCTTCTCAGAAAGGTCTTTGTTGTATTCAGCAACATTGATGTTAGCTCTCACCCAATCATAATCCTTAGCCTCTATCTTCTTCTTAAGGGTGGAGAAGAACTCAGGATTGAACTCATCAATAAGCTCGTTCTTTCCTTTCTTCTTGATAATATCAAAATAGCTTTTTGCTGTAAGTCCTTTAGATCTTGCCCATTTATCGTAGGCTTCCTTTATAGACAGCAGTCTTTTGTTCTCGTTGATTGCCTCCATTCCAGAATAAGCAAACGCTTTGTTTGCCTTTTTGTAAAGGATTTGTATAGCTCTTGTCTGTAATGTTGATGTGGTTCCAAAGAGTTTTGTAAAACCTTTTATTATTTTCTCTGGAGACAACAAGGAATCTATTCCTTCAGACTTAGCAACTATTTCAGAAGCAAAGTTGTTTATAACACCATCCTCACCTTCTAGCTCATTCATAAGAGATCTGGCAGCATCTGCTGTCTTTCTTAAGTCTTCATTAAGCTTTGCATCCTCTTCTGACAGTTCTTCTGGGAACAGAAATCTCAAATCCACATCAAGATTGGTGTAGGTTCTCAAAGACTCCTGTGCTGTAATAAGATCTGCAGCAAACTCACTAACCTGTTGGTCTGTGAAAGACTTAGGATCTTTTCCTTCAAACTCATTCTTATATCTCTGTAGGAGCTTCTTTATCTGTATGTTTAATATCTTAGCTTGTCTAAGTAGAGGTCTCACCTCTCTCTTCATCTGAAGATGTCTGATTGCCTGGAACAGTGAGTTGAGCTGTTCTCTTTTGCTCAATGTTTCAGAAGGCAACACTCTTCTCTCAGAAAACTTTTTGTATACAGCATTGAGTTTTTCAAGAATGCTGTCAAGCTTTTTGCTACCTGTTTTCTCATCAATCAAAGCAAGAGGTAATAAATAATCTTCATCAATGTTGTTCACCACAACATCTCCAATCCTCACCTTCTCAAGCATTGGAAGAACACCAGACCTTGCATCCCCTCCTGTGTAAATAGCCTGTATAGGAATCATCCTAGTCTGTTCAAAGTTTCCAGGCTTAACACCATACACGCTCTTTAGGATGAGCTTATACTGGTCCATTTGTATTCTCCAGCTATTGACATTATACCAAGGAATCTCTTGGAATTGATCTGTCTTAATAGCCATGAACTTCCAGTCAAGAACATATGTATTTCCTTCTGGTGTAATAGCAAGGAAGTCCACTGTACCAGCTATAGATCTGTTAGGATCGTAGATGGTCACCTCACTAGCAAATCTCACCTTACCACCACCCTGAGCATTGATCACTCTAATTCTTTCTTGTAGATTGTCCTTCAGAACACTAAACATAGACCTGTCTGAAGCAGGCACCTTGGCTAATGCTACATCCTCATCCAAAGGAACATCTCTTACAAATCCGTTCTCATCTATGAACATGCCAAATGCAAGTTCTAGATATTTATGGCCAGCTGTACCCTTCTCTTTCTTAAGTTCATCAAGTGCCTTTTGGTAGTCACTCTTTGTTAAATCCTTCTGGTCACGCTGTCTGGAATACCAATCTTTAGAAAGATCTGTCACCCTTCTTCTGATTTGCTTTCCATCTATGAAGTATCTCTCAACTTCCTCACCATCCTCTATAACAGTTTTTTTCTCTATCTTAGAATCCACCTCTTTTATTTTATTAAAGATGGTGGTCTGTGGATCATTTGCCTGCTGAAGGAAAGCTAAATCTATATCAGCTCTGATGTCATCCGCTGTACCTATTTTCTTTCCAGAGATGATGTCCATAGCTGCCTGGTCAAATCCACTCTTTGTGAATAGTCCTTTGAGCCATTCCATAATCTTTCCCCACCAACCAAGTGCTTTCTCAAGGTTCTGAGGATTGTCCACAGCTCCCTCACGGTTCTTAATAACCACCTCAGCCAACACCTTTGCTATAGCCTCGTCTTTAAGTTTGAGGACATCTGGCTTACCATCCTTTGTCTGATAGAGAGGATCAGACGCATAGTCAGCAAACACTTGCTTTAATATCCTATAGTTGTTTATCTCACTCAACAGCTTCTTGTAAAGGGCTGGGTTTGTTTGCTTTATAATCTCAACAGCAAAGTGCATTGCTTCCTCAGGAAGAGCTTCAGCCTCTTTACCCTCTACCACCTGTATAAGCTTCTGCATAATAAGAGCTACACCATTTGCATTCTGCTTCTCACCATTTACAACAATCTGTTGCATAGGTTTGATGTTAACACCAATACGATTGAGGAAGTCTTTTATCATGGCCACAGTGGCAGGAGAAGCTTTTGACATATCTAAGTCTTCCTTCTGTAACATAGCATTCTTAGGATCTGTCTTTTGTTCTTCAGGAAGTCTATTGTATTCGTGTTCTACATAATTAGGATTGACATCCAGAGTTATTGTAACTGGATCATAATCAGAAACGTTTGTAACATATCCAGTTACAGCATTATTAAATGACTTTCTAACTTGTGCCAGCTTTCTTTTAGCTATATTCAAGGCTTGAGTTCTACTCAAAGCTTTTGTCCCAGCAGCATCCACTTTACCATTTATTCTTATGGTGTCATCAGATATACGGGAATAAGTGTACCTACCTTCAAACATTTCGTTGAAAGCTTTGTCCAATATTGCCTTTTTAACATCTAGTCTACAAGCCATTATTTACATTTTTCGTCTTTAATGTCTAGATCTTTATTAGGAAACTCTTTAGCAGATATCTCTTCATTTCCTTTTCTATAGTCACTCACTCTTTTTGAAGCACTGGTCAGATCATTCACAATATCATTAATTGCACCTCTTATAGCTTTAGCAGGTGATTTATCATATATGTTTTCATAATGAAGCCATATCATTTTTGCCAAAAGAGTTTCATTATCAATACTAGCATCTACAACATTTCCATCTTCATCAAACTCACGAGGTGTTGGAACCTTATTCAAAAACTCAAGAGCTTCCTTGTTTTTACCTTCTGCAATTAATCTTTCACCCTTGTCAATGTTTTCTTTGTAGGTCTTGAAATCTTCAAATACATAATTCAATTTAAACTCATTATCAATAAGACCTATCTCATAAGCTTCACCTACTGTTGAATTTTCTTCAGCCAAGTTTATTGTAATTAACTCATTTATATCTGTGTCACTAACTTCTTCATCAACTAATTGTGAAGGTACAACTTGTTTTTCAGCTTTAACAACGCCACTAAAATAATTTATAATGTCCTCATCAGGAATCTCATTATCAATCTGAACAGTTCCATTGTTGTATATAGAACGTCTGTTGTCAGCATAGTATTCAGAAGCACGGTTGCCATCTCCCAACAGGTTTACAAGCTTGTATACATATTCTCCCTTATATGTTGTTACAGGATTACCCAAAGCATCTCTCACCTTCTGATAGCCATACACATTATCTACAGATAGGTCTCCTGACTTTCTTCTGTTGTAGACAGCTGCATTTGTTATGGTGAGACCTGTTTCCATGTCAACCAATTCTCCAAGGTTTTCAATGAGTGTGATTCTACGAACCTTCAAAAACTCGTATTGTGCATCTGAAGAGTTAAACTTAGGATCAATCAACATTATTCTCCTGTCAAGGTCATCTTTGATTCCCAATTCTTTTATTGCCCCAAATGATGGAGATTTATATCTGTAATATTGATTGCCATATTGGTCTTCAAAAGGTGCTACACTTTCATCTTCAAACAGCTTTATCTTAGCTACAGGCATCACATTATCATCGTTCCAGTTGTTCTTTTGGAAAGCTCCTTTAGAGAACAATTGTACATCCAATGTTGGAGCCAGAGAATCAATAATAGGCTTCACCTTCTCAGAATACTTCTCTGGAGGAATAATGTTCTTTATGGATATAGAAGAGTCATAAACTCCCTGTATCAGAGCCACCTTAACAATGTTGTTGAAGAGGTCAGGATCAACATCATTCAGCTCTCTCATCATCTCTGTGTAAATGTTCTCATCTACAGGATCTGTTATCTTCACTCTAGTTTTGATGCTTTGAGCACCTCCCTCTCTATCACCAGTTACAACTTGGAGCTCGTTAAGTATTCTCAATGTTGGGTATTTCTTCTTTGCCTGCTCAAGCTGTTTAGCTACAGAGTTGTCTCCAAGTGTTAAGCTTGCAAGCTCCTCATTTAGATTGGTCTTGGTTTGAATGATGTAATCAATGAAGCTAGCCTTGAGTTTACTTGCCACCTTCTCAAAGTTCTCATCTGCCATAAAGTCCACTTCTTCATAAGGTGTTAATACTGAGTCAGTTATCACTCTAAACTTGTCTTGCTCAGTCTTAATTATCTCTCCCATAGAAGACATCATCAAGTCAATCAAGTCTCTTTGGTTACCTATAAAGGAAGCATTGAGGATTTTCTCTGCACAGCAGAAGATGTTTTTCTGTTGAGCAATTCCTGTTTTGGTTTGCTTCCTTGAGAAGGAATCTGAGTTTCTTGACTTAGATGTGTCATAGTTGATGGCTTGTGTAAGTTTGTAACTATACTGAGCCATCTTGGCATATTTCAAAAACTCATCAAGGATGTTATGCTGTTCAGCATTCTGTTCACTCGTGAGACTTTCTTTTGCGTATTGTTCAATATTATTATCAAAGTTTTTTATATCTATACCCACTGTGTAAGTGAGTGAGGATGTAGTGGGGAAGAAAGCTTTGACAGCTTTTACGTTTGCAGAAGAGAACAATCTCTTGTCTCCTTTTCCTTCCAGATAAGAAATGTACTTTCTGATGATGGGCTGGTTAATAAACTTAGAAACGTATGCACCTGATCCAATTCTCTCAAGGAACATGGTTGGACTTATCAGCAAATCTGAATAGATGATATCCATGATGAATCTATCCTTAGACACATCAAGAACAGCTGTACCATATCCAGCAAGTCTGTCAGAAATGTATTGATTGTTTCCATCAGCAGTTTTAGATCCAGACAATGAAAGACGTTCTATTCCATTGATATTCACAGTGTTATGTGGAAGAACTATACTACCATTTCCAATAATTGACCTCTCAAAGTCAGACAACTGTGACAGTTTTAAAGGATCTAGATGAGTTTGGGTTTTTTGGAATAGAGAATGAGAAGTGATGTTTGTAGCAACAATACCTATCCATGCCTTACCTGTGATGAAGTCATTTCTAAGTGTGGTCATGTATGTACCATCCAGAAGTCTGTTCTTCACCTTATCAGTATCTATTCCTCTAAGTCTGTTTATTTCATTTGCCACTTCCTTCAAACCAGCATCATTGGTAGGAACAAGTCTTCTATCATAGTTGCCAGGAAGGGTGAGCATATTCTCAAGAGTTTGGAAGTATTCATTCTCAAGAGCACGGTTGTACATGTCGTTCACATATCTATCTCTCATAGTAGCTTGGAGATTTGCATCTCCTAAACTTTCAAGTTCCTTTATAAGGACATCAGCACGATCTTCTGCTGTAGCATCTTCAAGAAGCAAATCCAGAAGGTCTGAGTATCTTTCTACCAGATTGTTTGGATCTTCAAGTCCCAGGTCAAGGATTTGCAGAGCATCCAATATCTCAGCTTTATTCACCTTCTTCTTCTCAAGTCTATCATCAAACACCTTACCAAAGAAATCCTTTGTAGCTTCTTCAGAGCCAAGGTATTTAACCAAACGAACATTACCATTCTTGTCTACATATATAGACTTGAGGTAGGTGCTCATCTTATCAAAGTCAAAGTCAAGACCTGCTTTTGTTGTAAGTTCTGAAGGAACAATTACAACATCTCCCATGAATTCTGGAAGGAAACCTTTTATTCTATATGTGTCAATCTTATTCTGTGCATCACAAGGAACACGGAAAGCAACACCCTGTATTATTTGTTTGCCCTCTGGAGTGCTATTCAGGTATTCTAGAATAGACTCATCTGTTGGGAATCTTCTCTTATTAAACTTGCTCTTATACTTATAAGGAAGCAATATCTCAATATATGGATCGTCCTTTGTATAGAACTTAAGTTCTGGGTTTGGAGCATTTGGATCTCTCTTTCCTTTCTCCCAAAGAGTGACAGATGACATAGCCTTAGGCCCACCGTTCAACTTAGGACTCACCAAAGACTTATTCACCATTGAGTAGAGAATGTCCTTAATCTGCGTGTAGTGTGTAGATGCTTCAAAAGGAATAGGGAACTGTTTGTTCTCGTCCAACTGGATAGCATATTTCACATTCTCAGAAAGTTGTCTTCTGAAGAATTCACCCTCAAGAGTTTCTGCAACAGCCACAGGATCAACAAGTTTAAATCCATCTCCCAAATCTTTAAGACCAAGCTTGTTTAGAAGCTGCTGATACTTATTGTCATGATACCTCTTGGTAGCATCTATGTAATCTTTGTATGCCTTCTCAGCACCAGCTATAGCCTCTTTACCATTATTGAAGAAGTCCATGCTAGATATCTTTGAAGGCTGAGATCCCCACGTTTGATCCTTAGGATTCTCATAAGAGTTTTCCACCTGAATACCAAGAGCTTTCCAAGGCACCTTAACAAAGTTGTCAAATGGAGCATCGTTAAACTGATTGTTGGCATAGAGGTTCTGAAGCTTCTCAGCACCCAGCTTTCTACCACTAACCATTACAGCATAATCAACCTTCTCCTTCCACATCTTAGTGTAAAGCTTCTCAAGGTTTCTTCCCTGAACAGCTTTGTAATATATAGGAAGCTGTGCAAACTTATCAACTACGAGATTAATGTTTGTTGAAGCAGCTTTGGTTCCTGTAGCAACTGGCTTAAGCTTTTCAAGCACAAACAAAGGCTCAGGCTTCTTAAGACGTTCTTGATCAAGCTTTCTTAATTGCTCATTCTTATACTCATAGCCTGGCATATTCTGTCTGGTGTAAGCCATTTGCCATTGATGCCATTCTTCAGCTTCTTCTGGCCACTGTGCATTCTTGAGCTTAAGCTCTCTGTATGCTGTATCCATCAGCCAAGAATCAGCATCTGCCTCATTCACTTCTTTATACAGTGGAGTTGAGAACTCAATATCCTTCACCGTGATGGTGTTAGCGTAGTCTTTGTGTAAATGATAACCAAGTTCTTCAGGATCCAAGGACACATCACCCACCTTGTTATACTCATCATTCAATGAGCTGTTATACTCAGGAGTGTCAAATGTCACTCTTCTTGGAGAACCAAATGACTTCACACGTTTGGTTTCATCAAGAATGTTATCCTTTATCTTGAACTGATATGGATCACCAAATAGAATTTTGTGGAACTCTATATTAGCAATCATATAGTTCATCCTGGCAAACGTTAGAATATTATTAACACTTTCTTCTGAAAGTTTAAATTTATTCAAAGAAACATTCTTGCTATTAGTGAAACTATCATCAAGCTTTGGATAGGCATACATGTTTGGATCATCTTGCTCACGTTTAGAAAGCAGAACGATCTGGCTTTCTGACATAAGAGCTTCTCTGGTTCTAGTTACATTTTCTTCAACAGATATTTTAACCATCTCATTGATCTTCTCTGTAACATCCTCACGATCTATGTATTCTTTTATTTGGTCAATAGACTCTCCTGCTTCAATTCTTTTGTTTATTTCGTTGAGTACAGCTGAAGGAACCAGTTCTCCAGCGCTGTTATATGTTGAGAGTATATCCTTGAAGAAACGAAGTTCTTTTGCTTTGTTTCCAATGTTCCTAATCTTAGACCTGTTCTCCCAATCCAAAGCAACATTTATGTCATCTATCAAATAGCCCTTGAACACCTTGTAAAGTCTGTTCCAAGATCTGCCATTCTTGATGTCATCAAATGTAATATAGTTGCCCATGTTCATCATCCACTCTGTAGATGAATCTGCAGGGAGCATTATATAGTAGTTTCCTTTTAGGTTCTGGTTGATCTCTTGGGTCATTCTTTGTCCAAGAGGTAAACTGTTGGTTGTCTTACCAGTGTTTGTGTTGTTGTTCTTCTCACCCTGTATGTACGAAACCTTGATTAGCCTCATCTTTGTACCATCAGCCTTGTAGAACAGTCCATTCTTCATTAGAGAAATGCTGTTCTTAGAGAAGATGTCTTGGAGTTCTGGTCTCATAGAAATCAAATCCTCAAGAGTTTCTGCCTCATTGAATTCATTTTCAAACACAGAGAAGTAGTTGTTCTGTGTATAGGTTTGAAGTCTTGATCCATCCACACCAGGATAGGTGCTATCGGTGAGAGGATTGGTTGATTCTATCAAAAGGTTGGCTAGAGCAGATACATAAGAATTGATACCTAGTTCTTTTCCACTCACTATACCTATCTCTTTTGTTCGTTTCAGATAGGTGTATATGTTTCCTACAGCTTCTGAGAACTCGTCTTTACCCTCATCCTTTAGATTAGCATAGTCACCTAGAGTGAATGTAATGCCAATCTTAGACAAGAACTCAATCTGGTCTTCAGGATTCTTTGGCATGCTTGTTGGGTAAACTTTCTCATTCGTATTAACCTCGTACGTTTTCTTCTCCTTGTTCCATTTTACAATTGAGTTAGGATCTTTGGACAACGTTTTGATTCCCTCATACCATCCGTATTCAATTTCTTTTGCAGCAGTGAACTGATTGGCAGGAGCTGTATAAACCTGACTTCCTGTTATATATTGTGCAAGTGCTTCAGGCTTTTGCAAGCTGAATGTCTGGAAGAAGTTGATGAACAATCTCCAGTCAGCATCTTTAAAGTTTGTGAAATCCACTTCACCTGTGTCCAGATTACCACCAACGTATTGGAAGAATCTAACAAAGTCAGCATCATATTTGGCTAGGTCAGAAAGCTTCTTACCCATCAATTTAGGATTGGTGGTGTTAGCCAGCTTACTGAATAGCGTGCTGAATACCCTTCCATATCCTGCCATCTTAAATCCTAGCACACTAGATGTGATTTCTCTTTCTGGGAGTTTTAAGGATGTAGAGTTTTGCTGGTTGGTGGGTTTTGTCTTAGGCATAACATATGCCAAGAACTTTATAGGGAATGGAGAACTCTTCTTCCAATTGACAGAGAATGGTTCTGGGGCATAGGCAAGTCCTGTAGTTCCCTCAGAGTTGATGTTTAATAGATCCTCTTCGTTATAGTTGATTCCTATTGTACGAAGACTGTCTATTGTTCTCTTCTTGAGCATGTTCCATGTAACATCAGACATCTGCTGTCTTTTATTCTCCCTGATGTATTCTTGCTCAATAGTGTTGAACACTTCTCTACCAGTGATTGGGTTGAGTTTGAATATGGATTTCTTGCTTCCTCCAAATAGGATTCTGCCAGAACGAATTATCATGTCTTGTACAAAGTCATATGCCTGAGTTTCTGTAAGTCCAGGAATACGCATATATTCAGGAATGTCTCTTTGCACTCTCTCAGGAACCTTGAACTCTTTAAACTTGCCAGATTCAATTGCTTTGAACAACTGTTCCTTCATAGAAGGTTTCTGTACAAATTGCTTGAAGAATTCTATAATGCTTCTGAAGAATGCTAACACTCTTTCTCCCAGAGACTTGGCTTTTATCTTACCAGCTCTGAACTCAGCATAGTCATCCAATATTCTTTCTTTAGCCTGCTGGTCTGTAGCATCAGCATAGTAGATTTTCTTTCCTGAAGCTCTGTCTGTAAACTGACCAGACTTAGCTTTGAACTCCTCTAACAATAATTGTCTTTGCTCAGGAGTGAGGAATGCTTTCCACACACCTTCACCTATCTCATGATAAGGGGTTGTAGCAGGAGCAAGTTTGTGAAACTTAGCCACACCATTCTCAAATACACCAAAAGCTTTTTCATTGTCGTGTGTTGTAACAACATTGTCCAACACCTCAAATGGAATACCTGGAACTTTTTCTGCATGAAACTGTTTGAACGCTTCAAACTCAGCATCTGTCATTGGGGCAGCACCCTCAGTGACACCCACCCTCATGTATTCATCTGAAGGAGGAAGTGCATCGTTTGCATTAAATTTCTTTTCTTCAGTGGGTTTAACTTCTTCTTCTTCTTTTTCTTCCGCAACTGGGGCTTCTTTCATTGCATACAACTGACCCATCACTCTATATCCTGCCCACTTTTTAACCAATGAAATATCATCATCTGATTCATCAAAGTCCTTCACTTGCTTAAGTGTAGGAACCACTGTCTTCTCAACAAACTCAGCATCCTTTGCAATCTTAAGGATGGTGTCATTGTCCTTAACATCTACATCAATTACATCCTTTCCATCTTTTTTCGATATGGTGCCTGTAAAGTCTATAGGTCCAAGTGTGGATGGGTAGGTGTTCACCTTCTCTCCACCCATATCATATTCTCCTATCATAGGAACACCTGCAGCTGAAGGTTCAGCTTTTGATGCAGCTACAGCAGGAAAATCAAAATCAATTAATGTAGAATACTTCTGTTCAAAAGAATATGGAACAGCTGGTGTAGGAGGAGCTACGTTTGTCAAATAAGGGGTGTCTTCAGTGCTTCTAGACTTACCGTCTGGATACTTTGAAGAAAGCAGATATGATTGGTAGTTAGGCCATTCTATTTCCTTCAGAGATCCATCTTCATAGCTATACTCGTAGAAAGGAGAATAGAAGTTGTCCTTTAGTGTGAATGAGTTTAGGTTGTGGTAGATTGATCTAAGCTGTTCTACCATCTCCTTCTCATTGTTTTCAATCTCATCCAGCTTATACACTTTACCGCCTAGAGAGATGGACATGTTTGCTGTATCTATAAAGAACTGATTGCTGTCTGCTTTAACAACACCTGTCTTACGTAGATATAAAACATTTTGCAAATATGTCATGTAAGCCTGATTGAGGGATATACCCTTACCAGACTCATACTGTTTCATTGTGTCAGCAGCCAAAGCTTTTATCACCTGATAAATAGAGACAGCTTTGTTTCTGCTAAACCTACTATTATTGATGTATTCAAGAGTGTCACCAAACTGAACTGCTGGAGAACCAATAGGCCATCCAATGTTATCTCCTTGGTGTGTAATGAATCCTTCTTTGTTTATCACAATCAATCCTTCCTGCGTACCTATCTTGTCTTCAGGAAGAATGGTGCTACCAACATGGCTTCTTACAAAGTTACCATCTATTTTATTTGTCTTTGCAACACCTCTTGATATGTTAAACTTATACAGTTTGATAGGAAATGCAGGAGCTTTAAAAAGTCCTATTCTAGCTTGTTTCCAGCCATTAGCATATTGCTGGAATATTTCCTTCTCACCATCTCTATATTTAGGAACTGGATTACCATTCTTGTCTTTATAGTTATAATAGATCTCAGTGGTAGGCATTGCCTTGAATACAACCCTACTCATATCAGTAGGTTGACCATTCACTTCACTGATGCGCTCACCCTTCTCATCTACAAAATACAACTTACCAGCATCTTCCTCAACATACACCTGTGCAACAAGTCCCAAGTCTACATTATCTGCATTTGGGATGTCTGACAAAGGAGTGTTTAATGGAAGGTTGTATTGCATTTGGATTAGTCCAGTGAGACCAAGACCAGCCAATTGATTTGGTGTAACTAGGAAGGCTCTAAGTTTGTTTCTGTTTTTGAAGTTTTTAGCATTGTTCAAAAACACCCTAGAGCGAACCACCTGTGGAGAAAGCTGTGTAGGATCTTCAGCAGCCTCAGAAGGACCTGTACTTGAAGCAAAGAATCTTCTAGCTGCCTTCAGCTTACCCTCACTTGAAGGGGGTGGAGGAGCTGTTGTAGACTGTTGTCCTACGTTTATATCACCACTCCTCTTCTCAAGTTCTTCCTGTTGTCTGTTTATATCACCTGCTGCTTTTGAGAACTTCTCTTCTTTTGTTTCCACTCTCTCATATCCAGCAAGTCTAGATGGTTGTATATTGAATATATCTCCTTTCAGGTTTTCCACCTTAACAGAGCCATCCTCATTAAACTCCAACACTCTCACCTTCTGCAGATTGCCCAGTTCATCATTGATGTCATCAGCAGCAAGTTTAGCATCTTCCTGTGTTTTGTAGAATGTTGTAGCTCCTCCAGGGTAGCTTACACTCCATCTGTCATCAGCCAGCTTTTTTACAGAAGCTATCTTAGCCTTTGGGATTTGGTATTCTCTGTTCTTTTCAAGTTTTTCTTCTACACCAGCTACATTTTTGTATACAGGTTCTTTCTTTTCTTCAACAGGCTTTACTTCTTCCTTTTCTGCTTCCTCTTTATCAGCAGCTATCTGTTCAGCTTGTTCGTAGTATTTCTCAAATCCTTCTTTTGTAGAAAGTTTATCAAAAGCGTCAGCTGCTATCTTCTTTCTCTCAAGGTTTCTGTTTATGTCAAAACCATAATCACGAAGCTTCTGAACCTGTGCCAAAGGAACAATGTTTTCCTTTGTAGCATCTTGGTTATTCATCTCAAAGTTGAGAAGGTCTTCAAACAATTTGTCTGTAATCTTACCCTCTCCAAGAGCCATAGATATTTTCTCAGATCTTGTACGAAGAGCTTTCACTTGGTTCTTGATGGCTATCTTCTCCTGAACAGGTGTAAGTTCTGTTACAGTGGAATTGAGCATGTTTGCCTTTTGCTCATACATTTCACTCAAGGCTTTCAAGCCACTCTCACTGGTGAGCTGAGACAACATGTTATTGCTCACTCCAGGAACGATGTTAGTTACATCTTGTTGAATAGATGAAAGTCTTCTATTCACCTCTGGAGCAATTGAAGCGTAATAAGCCAAATCAAGCTTATAATCTTCAAAGGTGTTATAGTTGTCAGCTTCTATCTGACTTGCTACATCACCTTCCTTAGGAGCATTCTTGAATGGATTTACAAACGTCTGATTAATTGCATCAGATGTTTTCTTTATTTCGTTAGCCTTGTTAATAAGAGCATCTACATACTCACTAACTGTAGCTTTGTTTGTTTCATTGAAGTCTAATTGGAACATCTGCTCAAATTGTTCTTTAGACAAATCCTTGAGCATGTTAAGCTGTTCAACCGTAACATCGTGCATTCCATAAGGAATACGAGATTGTACAAAGTTGAAGAATGCATCTGACTGAAGGTTCTTGTATCTGAATACATCATTGGACTTTGCAGCTTCCTGCATATCTCTCAGAATACCAGCCTGTGTCACTGTATCATCGTATTTCCTCTGAAGGGTGTTGGTCATACCAAACCTGTTCAAGATGTTTAAGGCAGTTCCTGTTCTAGCTTTCTCTCCTATTCCTTTCTTCTCCTCATACAGGTTCTGAACCTTTCCAACAATCAATCCAGTGAGACCTCCTATCAACATGTTCTCTATACCTTCAACACTACCAAACTGTTCCTTCATTCCGAAGGTGGTGGATTTAATCAACTCATTTAGATCATCCCATGTTCCTTTATACTTATCGCTTTTATACTTTCTTGTATAATAATCGTAAGTTCCTCTTTCTGCAGCAAACTGTCCACCTTCTTCAAACACACCTTCTCTGAATATATTACCTACACCAGGCTTAACACTATCCCAAACCTTACCAGCAACTGTCTTAGCTCCCTGCTTTTCAAATACATCTAGAGATCCCTCTGCAAGTCCTATCTTTCCAATACCTTCAAGCTGAGTGACAGCACCTCTTGCAGCAGTCATTGATCTGAATAGGTTACCAAACTGCAGGGTGTTTGATGCTGTAAGAAGAGCCATGTTTATACCAAATCTGGCATTCATAGCATTTGTTGCATAGTTTTCTATTTCTTGTGCAGCAGCAAAATCTGGTTCTTTACCATTCTCAGCAATATATTGTCTTGTAAGTTCATCCTTCACCTGTGTGTATGCACCTCTACTTTCAACACCAGATTCAGTCATAGAGGCTCCTGCAATTGCAGTTCCATATCTAAACCCACTTCCCACCTTTGCAGCAGCAGCAAGTTCTCCAAGTCTTTTCACGTTTAGAAGCTGTTGCTCTGTTTTACCAAGAGCTCTTCCAGCTTCAAGAAGTCTGTCAAGTTTGGTTTCAGAACTGAATAGTCTGTTTAAGTAGAGAGCAGCTTTTCCCACTTGAGATGCAACAAGAGGAATCTCTCCAAGTCCTTGTGTAACAGCACCAATAGCAATATCTTGTAAAGCAGCACCGCCTACAGCACCCACCATAAATCCTATGTTAGGCAAGAACTTCTCTCCCCACCAATATGCAGATCCTCTTGTAAAAGGAATTGCTGAAAGGAACGGATGTTCTCTAGAATACTGACTTGCATAGTTAGGAAGAACATCATTCATGTCCCTCATCCATTTATCTATAGTTCCTTCATATCCATTAGGATCACCAGAGAGCTTTGATGCTTCTCCATTCTTTATTGCAGATATTGTATTAGGGATGTTTGTTAAAGACTGGGCAAATGTACCTATGGCGTTTATACCAAGCTTGGCTACACCATTACTAAGTGTTTGATACCATGGTTGTTGCAATGCATATATTTGCTCCAAATCAACACCTCTTTCATAGACAGGGTAGCGTTGGTTGGCAAGAAGTTCAGACTCAAGAGCAGCAGGGAACAATTGATCAAAACCTTTCGGACCAGGGGTTCCCTGTATTGCTTTTATTTCTTTGAGACTAAGTCCCACCTTACTACTAGGAGCAAACAATGCACCTCGACCAAAAGCATTCATATCAACTTTAGTTCCAGCAAAAGAACCAAGTACAGGAGTGGGTCCTTTCAAAGACCCATCCTCATGAACATTATCAATAAGCTCTTTGTCAAAAATTGGCATTACTTAAATGTTTTAATTGCATCATTAATACTAATAGGACTAATGAGTTGCATTTTCAATAAAGCATCTGCTGATGAAACATATCCATCACTTAGATAGTCACCTTTCCATGTACCAGTTTTAGGATCTGGTACATACATAATCACTGTGAATAAGTCTGTCTCAGGATTACCTGTGTTACTCAAACTACCTTCAACGTCCAGTCTCACCTTTGATTCATATCCAGTGCCTTTGAGTTGAGGAAGTTGGTACCCACTAATCTTTGCATTTACAGCTGTGCTACCAGAACCAGGAACAAATCTTTGATTTGCAGCATTTGTTGTACGATCTGGTGAAGTTAGTATTATGTCATTTATGTCAGAGAAAGGATTTTTAACTGCCACCTCTGGAAAGAATCTAGCCACCTCAGAAGCAGTTGCTGGTATCACTTGTTTAGATCCCTTTGCTCCAAACATAATAACATTTGCACCACCGTCTCTACGTTTTTCTATTTGGAAGCTAGAACCTTCTCCTGTTCTTATTGATGTAGCAGTGGTTGGATTGTAATCTCCCAAGTCTTTTGTAGCGAGCGCACCCTTGCTTTCATACTGTGCTCTTTTCTCTGCAAGGAAGTCATCAAGGTCTCTAGCTTTATTTGGATCCTTTATATCAATCCTAGCTCTTTGTACAGCATAATTAGGGCTGATTGAAGCAATGTATTTTGATGTGGCTTCTGAAACCTCAGATTGTAAATTTTGTAAAGGAACTTTTGAACGTGTCATGAAATTCATCAACTGTTCATCATCACCAGTCATTCTCTTAAATGGACTTTTATCTCTATCATATGCTTGCCACATTTGATAAAGCTTACCACCTTTATATGTTTTATAGAAATTGTCAGCAGCTTTTGTATCAAAATATGGAGATGCAGAAGGAGCACCACTCATACCAACTGATACACCCATTTTGTTAAACTTGTTTACTGTGGCATCAAAGTCTGCAGCATCATCTCCTGTATAGGTCTTTCCTGCAACAGTGACAGTTTGAGCACCTATCTTCTCAGCTACATATTTCTTCTTGAAATCTTCTTCAAACTTAATAGCAGAATTGTATGTATTGATTGTTTTTGAAATGTTGTTCTCCATTTCTCTATACTGCTCCAGATACAGCTTTTGATCTGGCGTAAGAGTCATATTAGGATTTTGTCTATATTCTGAAGATTTGATACCAAGAGCTTTCACCTTCTCATCTAAGGTCATGTTCTTATACAAAGGATTGGTACTTGGATAGAAAGCTTCTGCAATTCTGGTTTGCTCAGCACCAAATGCCTCAGCGCTGGTGGTCATGTCTTTAAATAAATCTTGTGTTGTAGGAGCTTCTATATCTGTTCCCCAATCACCAGGACTCACTCTGTACCCCTTAGCTATTTTTTCCTCAAGATCTTTTTTCACTCTATACTGAAACTCTCTTTCAAGTCTTCCCTCTGTTGTTTTCCATCTGTACATATCATTAGCTTCCTTGATCTGATCAAACTGAAACTTCTGTCTTGCAAGGTTTGCTTGTTCAGCGGGATTGGCTTTCCTCTCCTGTACATAGCTTTTATATGAGAGATCTTTTGCTAGATTTGTTAAATGGTTTTGTGTATACAGCTTGTATTTGAACTCTTCTAGATTTCTAGGATTTTGAAGTTCTGCAAGATCACTAGCTAATTCTTTATCTAGTACATTATTGTCTATCTGGTTATTAATATCTGCAAGTTCAGCTACAAGTCTATCTTTAGCTGGACCTGTGATTGATGGGTTTTGGATTTTTACAGCCAAGTCCACCTTTTTTTGAGAAAGCATTTCTTTCTTATTCTTATATGAATCCTCTATATCCTTTCTAAAAGACTCAGGACCAGCGCCTCTATAATGTGCCCAGCTATTTATTCTTAGCTGTCTAATGTCATTTGCATCTAAGCTATCATAGAAGTTGTTAAGAATTCTTTCTGCAGGAAGTCCCTTCACCTTAATGCTCAACATATCTAGGTCTAGTCTTTTCTCTCCTTTTGAAGGATCTGTAGAAGCCAAGGTTTGTCCTGTCTTAGGATCTTTATAAAAGTAGAGGGTTTCTCCTAGCTCATTTCTCATGTAAGGATTCTCAATACCTATCTCATCTTCTTTCAGCTTGCTTGTTAAATCCCTAAGCTTGGCATCCACATCCTTGTATTCAATAAACTCGTCTGTGAATGGTTTGGAAAGATCAGCATCGTTCAACCACTTGTTATACCTATCGTAGTAAAAGTCTTCGTTGTCTACAGATGACTTACCTGCCTTCTGAGCAGCTTGAATATTTTCTTGCTCCTTTCTAGCATGTTGTGTAGATCTTACAGCATTCTGCACTATAGGATCTCTAACAATCTGAGCTGTCATTCCAGATACAGAATTAACAAGCTGAAAGTTGGAGAAGTCACCAGCAGCTACTATTTTGAGGTTGTTACCAAGTTCATTCAGCTTAGATTGCAAATATGCCTTATGGCCAGGTTTACTGATGTCTAACCCACCAATCTGATCTATCTGAGACTGAATCTTTTGTATACCCTCGTCATAGCGCTTCTGTTTCTCCATGCCCACAGTCACCATAGCGTCCACAGGGAGCTGCTGGATATAGGGGTTAAATTGCGGTATGAGGTCTGTAAATGAAGCCATTTTAAGTCAAGTTAGCAAATGTAATATGAATAATTATATTTTCCAAGAGGAATAACGAGTTTTGGTAATTCGCTCTAACTGAACTAGTTAGAGATTTTTCATAGACTTTACAATGGAGCTATTAAGAGCTTTTTTTCTGTCTATCTTTTTACCATCCTTAACTACAGGAAGACCTGTATAAGTGTCTTGAACATTTGGTATATTCGCTTGGAATAGAGGGTTCATGTTTATAGCCCTGAATCTAGGGTCATAACGATAGTTGTACAAGTTCTCGTACACTTGTAATGTCCTGTTTTCCAACTTGTTCTGAGCATATTTGGCAGCAATAGAATTAAGAGCAGCCTGTGTAGTAGCCTTGGTTTTACTTTTAGCTTCCTGCTGTCTAACATATTGCTGGTCCAGAATACCCAGGTTTTGAAGCTGTGACTGGTTCAGAAGATCCCTGTTCTCTTTATAGATTTGATTTTTCAGAGCCTGGTTCATACGGAATTGCTCACCAAGCACTCTCTGGTTAGCAGAATATTTCTGGGCATTCAACTGACTTTGTAGAGCAGGATTGTATCCAAACATCCTCTGTTGAGATCTGTAGGTAGCTTCGTTCTCATTTAGTATATCCTGAAGAGATATGTCATATGGGACAGATAGCTGAGGTTGGAAGGTTTGAGCTCTTACAGGCTCTAACTGATTGGTAGCCAATGCATACATCTCACCAGCAAGCTGGTTTGCATCTAGTTTTTCAGCATCACTTGGTCTCACATATGGAAGCACCTGGTTTAGAACATCCATCCATGGTAAACGTTTGCTTTGAACAATCTCAGAAATTTCAAACTTCTTTTCCTCTGGTGTCTGAAGTGGAATGGTGGTTTGAGGTGTGGTTGTTACAGGAGTTACTATCTTAGGTGTTTCTTTATCATATTCCACTTTAGAGCTCACTGTCTGTTCTCCTAAGAGCTTATCCTCTACAAGTTTAGTAGGACTTCCAATAGCTTTAGAAAGCATATTGAATGCCTGTTGGAACTTAAGAACATCTGCCTTGCTTTTAGGATTGAATCCTTTCCAATCATACCAAGGATTGTTCTTTTTCATATCCTCAATATCTTGCAGGGTAACCTTTCCATAAGCAATGTCTGTTTCTTTCTGTCCTTTAGGAACTTCTGCTAGAGCAGACATTGATTTTGGTTTCTTTGTGCCATCTTGAGCTTTTGTAATGAGCATTCCTTTTTTAGCTTTAATTGTTCCTCTGTCTGTTGTCTCAAGTCCAAACTCTTCAATGGTGTCATTCATAGCTGTCTGTAGAGCTGCAGCATCCATCTTATCCTGAGCTATCTTCTTAAGCTTTGCGTTTCCACCATCTATCTGTGCTTGTAAAGTGTTGAAAGCCAATTGATCATATGGTGTAATGACATCCAATTCATCAACAGACGTAACAGCTTTACTAATCATTTTATTTGTTTTGTCTTCATTCTTGGAAAGCTCTGATACATATTTCTTGAAGTTCTTACCATCAGCACCAGGAAGCATACCCTTAGGCACCTTCAGGTTACCAAACACTACAAGACTGCTATCGCCACCAGATCCATCTCTCATCTTCATAGCAGGCTCACCTCTTTCCACTTCTACAGGATTGTCACCATATGTAATGCCAATGCCTGTGTTTCCTTTTCCATCAGACTCATCGTGAGACTGTCCTTTGAACATTACAGTTTCTCCTCCCTCAGGAAGGTATGGATTGTAGGACATAGGTTCTGCATATCCACCCCAGTGTGTTTGGAGTTCTCCACCCATTTGAAAGTCTGGTCTTTCTGTAGACATAGCTCTTGCACTAGGAGGTGTGTATTCTTTTAGATGACCACCAGCTCTTAGCATATCTGCATCCTTAGGAGGTCTAAGAAGATCGCTCACTTTGTGCTCTCCAAAGGTGGTTATCACCTGTGGTTGCCATGTATGGCTCATCCATTTGTAAGGAGAGGTGGTGCCACCATCTTGCATGAAGGATGTATATTGTTGTTGTGCTCCTTGAATACCTGACTGAAGAGCTGTAGCTTGAATGTTCTTTTGTGTAGCTTCTTTAGCTGCTTTAATCTTCTGAGGTTTCTTATCTAGCAATGTGCCAATAAGCTGTCCTCCCACCTGACCAATCATTCCTCCAACAGGGCCTCCAATTATTGTTCCAGCTGTTTTACCAATTGTTCCACCAATCTGACCACCAGCATTCTCTCCAGTGATTCCTGTAAGAAGCTGACTTGTTATATCTCCACCACCAGCTTGAGCAAATGCTTCAAACCCACTCTGAGCTACATGCATCTTACCACCATGGTAGAACTGCTTATATCTCTCGCTCTCATTCAGAGGCTCATATCCAAGATTGTCATAAAGTGTATTGGGAGCATATGTGTTCATGATTTCTCCACCACCAACAGAAGCTCCATTCCTTGCAAGCACATTTGTACCTACACCATATATTGGGAAAAATTCTTCTCCTGTGTTTACAATATCCTCAGGACGAACATATCTACGTTGGGTTTCTTCAGGACGTGTTTCAGCAGCTTGTTTTACAACATCACTAACTTGTTGCATCTGCTGAGCTCTTTGCAAAGCTTTCTTTTCTTCTTTTGCCTGTTGAATACCTTGTATAAGTTTTCCTGCAGCAGGAGCATATTGACCAATAGTTTTACCAATATTAGATCCTGATATTTCTTGTATATCAGGAGAAACTTGTGCATCGTAAAACTGCTTAGTGATGTCCTGATCTGCTTGTGTAACTAATGTAGGGTTGGGTATAGATAATAGTCCACTTGTAGAGCCCACTTGGAGCTTTGAAAGTTTCTTTCCTTTCTTAGCACCACCAAAAGCACCTGTAATGGCTTGCATAGCTTCTGGGTTTTGGAGCATGCTGGCAACATTACTAAGTGGATTACCACCAGATCCAGTTTCCTTCTGAGCAGCAGCCATTTGTGACTGTCTGAGTTGCTCATCTCTGCGCATCTCATCTGTCATTCCAGTGATAGTGTAGTCAGCTTGGTCATACACATCTTGGAAACTTATGGGCTGAAACCCACCATCTGATTCACCACCAATGTAGCTACCTATCTGTGCCTTCTTGAAAGCCTTACCATGTTTAGCCATGAATGCTTCTTCTGTAGGAAACTTCTTGTAGAATTCCTTTTCAGATTTGACACCAGCGATTTTAAGCATCTGTTTTTTCATGTTATTGATATTTATCTAACCACCCACCCTTGGTTGGTTTGTTATAGTTTGTAAAGTTAAGCAATTGATCTAACTTTTTAATAGGTTGGGCATCAGCTTGGTTCACACTGATTCCACCTTTAGCAACAGGATATTCTGTAACATAGTCTCCCTCAAACACATAATTTTTTCCAGGTTCCATGTATTGAACATCTCCTTCATCAGACACACCAACCAATGGTTCATATACATCTTCCATTGTGATTTGATTGGAAGGAATAATTACAGGTTTTCCCCAGTTGTCTGGATTCCAATATCCATCAGGATCAATCACTGTACCATCTTGACTAATAGTCTTAGGTTTGAAATCAAGTCCTGCTTGATAGTATTTCATCTCCATTCCATTCTGTGCACTAGCCTTGGTCTTCTTAGCATAAGGACCATTGCTAGGAGCAGCTCCCACTGTGCGTGCGTATGTGAATCCTACAGCACCAGGGATAGATCCACCCATAGCAAACTGACCACCCCATGCAGGGCTGTAGTTACGTCCAGTGATGTCATACTCCCATCCTACGAATCCATCAGGATAGGTGGCTTTATCATCATTAACGTTTGGCTTTGTGCCATAGTTATCTGTTTTCTTTTGCTTCAACACCAGTCCTCCTTGCTCATACTTATCCAACCATCCACCTTCTTCTTTTTTCTTTGGTTTAACTTCTTTATACCCTCTAAGCCAGTTAGGTTCATAAACCTGAAACTTACTTGCGTCAAATGTTTCTTGAAGAGGAACCATTGCTCTTCTGTTACCAGCATAACTTTCCACTAATGCTTTTGAAGGTTTACCCATTATGATGGTAGATTCTCCAGCTGGTGTAAATGTCCCCTCTGGGAAGTTTTTTGGGTCAGCTACAATTAAACGTTCTTTGCCTGCTTTTGGACGAGACTTACCATACCATAAGTTACCCTCAGAAAAGTAAGGCATCCTGTATCCACCAGCATCGTCTACAGTAGAAACTGTTTTGAATTTTTCTCCAGTAGAGGTATACATCTCTCCCACCTTTGAAGGATTCCTTTGAGGAAACAAAGCATGGTCAACTAATTGTTGACTAGGTTCAACACCTGGTCTGGTTGTAGGTCCGTATTTCTGAAAGTTCTCTAATGCCTCTTCTCCAAATATCTGCCTATACATCATTCCTGGCTTAGGTCTAAATTTAACAGCCTGTCTCAAAGCACCAACACCTGTGACTAAATTTACAGGATCAAGAAGTATGTCTGTAGCAATGGCACCAGCTTTATTCTTGATTCCCATAGCCTGAGAAGGGGTTTGATATTTCCCTGTTACAAGTTTTGTTGCAGCTTTTTGAGGCACAGAAAATAAATCAAAGAACCTTGAAACATCTTCTCCTGTAATTGGTTGAAGAAATGATCCAAACTGAGCTTTATAAGGTTTAGCACCTCCAGCAATAGCACCAAAGAATCTTCTTTGCTTGTCTGTCAAAGGATGTCCATGCACGCTCTTGTCGTGTAGGATTTCTCTTGCTTTGGATGATGTTAACTTCTTTGCCATTATTTGTAAGAGATTTGAGCTGGTGTGTAAATAAACTGAGAAACTAGATGTGCATCTGATCTATTATCTAGGATGTGTCTCACCCTTAAATCTTTTGCTCTTAGAGGTTCCTTCTTAAAGGATCTCTTGCCATAGTCCATATTAGGTTGATTAACCACCTTGTCCAAAGACAAAGACTCGCACGTGCGTACGAAGAGAGGTTCTTGTTTGTTCTTCACCAATGACCAGAAGGTGTTATATTGATAGAAGTTATCTGATTTTGTGAATGTAATTGTCTTAGAATCAACATTATATAAAGGATATTTCAAGTATTCCTTCAAGTTGTTGATTGGTTTTGGAACCAGTTCCAACACACCAGAAGACTGTTGACCATTGTACAACACTGCCTTATTAAACCAGGCATTATCAGTTTCTATCTTGCGGTTGTCATCTGATACACCATCCACATCAGGGAAATATCTGTATGCCTTTGTGTAGTCTTTAACACTCTGAAGGATTTCGTCAAAGTATTGGTAGGCAAAAGGATACTCGATGATGTATGGCTCTATGTTTCCATAGAACGTATTATATATCACTGGATTCTTCAGATGCCTCCAGATACAAGCTGTTGTGATTTGTTTATAACTGGAAGCTGCTATTTCTACAGGATTTGTCACACCGATTGGGAATGTTTTCTTGCTTTTACATTTACCAGTGGACTCAATGGTCACCATTGTCACATCGTCTGCAACACTGTAGCTAACACCATCAATCAGACTTTCTTTGGAAACACCAGTTGCTATGATGTTTCCAAATTCATCAGTGATGTTAAAGGGACCTGCACTTGGTCCTGAGATAGTCAGCTTTATGATAATTGTTTTACTCATTTATTAAACGCATTATGGACATGTACCCACTTGACTTATAATAGATAAACTACCTTCTAGAACATTTGGTGTTTGACCATCACACAAACATCCGCTTCCTGACTCACCTTCATTCAACACTGATGTTTGGTTGTTACCATTACAATCTGTCCATTGTACAATTGCTCCTGTTCCACCTGCTGTAAAGTTCCAGTTGAAGCAACCAGCTCCTGCACCAATAGACTGACAATAAGTTGTAGTGGTGGTGGATGTGGTTGAAATAGTGGTGCTCGTAGTGGTGGTTGTACTACTAGATGTTGTGGTGGTTGTGGTTATACCAAAAGGAATATCTATGTAGTTTGTACATACACCATTAGACTTCACTCTGATTATGGTTGCACCATCAGGGACAAGAAACGAAGTGTACCCAGCTTCAAGAGCTGCCTTAGATACACCAAGTTCAAACGGTGTTACAAATCCGTCCACATTTGAATACAGGCTAAAGGGGCCTGTGTTAGTTCCTGCTGTGGTTAATACTATTAATACTGTCTGTGCCATAAGTTTATCCTTTTATAAAGGTGGTGATGAACAATAATCCAAATTACTTCCTGTATAAACTGGGTAGCTATTTGTAATTGCTGTGATGCAATCCATAGTTGTTGTGTTCTGTGTACATGAGAATGCATCTGGATCACCACAGTTGTCTGTTATTTGTACGTCATATATGATGTATCCACTTGAACTTCCGTTTGGTATTGATATAGTGAATGGTACAGTACCAGGACTACATCCTGTTACATTAGCATCTATGTCTACATCCACTGCATATCCTAAATTGTTTGTAAAGGTATTTCCATATTGATCCTTCAACGTGCAAGTCACCTTACCCTGTATATAATCGTATGTTCCGCTACTACCTGGGTTTATATTACTTGTACATGCCAAGCTTGTTGTGCTATATGCATTATCATCAACTACTAATATACTAGACAAAACTAATGCAGCTGTAGTGGTAGTGGTAGTAGTTGGTGGCTCAGTTGTTGTTGTAGTGGTGGTAGGTGTTGGTGTTGTTGTAGTGGTTGTGGTGACAGGGGCTTCTGTTGTTGTGGTTGTTGTAGTTACACAGGCACTTTCTGCATTTAATACACCACCAGGACTACCTGCTATTGTCCAACATGAAACTCCGTTGGAATAATATCCATTTGGAGCTATTGTTGTTAGATTATAGTCTGTATAAATTGTCGTACCATTAGCCAATGGATCACCAGTTGCTGCGTAATATGTAGAGCAATTCGAACATGGAGGTCCATATCCTGCACAAGCTTCTGCACAACCAACATCGCTATAGTTTAGTGTATATTGTTCTGGAGGTGGTGCAGTGGTGGTGGTAGTTGTTAAAGAAGGACACGAATCACAATCTGCATAAGCTGTACCGAATGCAACAGCAGCATAATCAGCAGGTCCTTCAACTGATAAACTTTCAATATACCAGCAAGTAGCTCCATCGAATGGTGATCCACCGTTATTTAGTAAAAATGCTTGTCCCACCAGGGTTGGTACATCACCAGTACCGTAAGTTATCTTGTATGGACCAAAGTCATCTGAGCAACGTCTAACACTATAAATTGGTTCAGGTGGAGCGGTAGTCGTTGTAGTGGTTGTGCTAGATGTGGTGGTTGTGCTAGATGTGGTGGTTGTGCTAGATGTGGTGGTTGTGCTAGTACTAGATGTGGTGGTTGTAGTGCTTGTACTAGATGTAGTGGTAGTAGTTACAGGAGTTGCTGTTCCTTCCAAATCACAGTTGTAAAGATACACAATACCTGCAAGAGCACAATCAAGTGTTGTAGTTGTGGTGGTGGTTGGAATAGGTCCAATTGTACCAACAAGCACATCAAAGTCATCACAGCATCCGTTGATACCAGAATAGAAGAAGTTGTTTTCTCCAATATACCAATTAGGCAGATAGCTATGGAAGCTTATCCAGCTCTTTGTATTGAAGTTGAAAGACACTGTCCAGCTCTTGTTACAGAAGTATTTTTCATCAGATACAGATATAGGTATTCTGATTATAAGACCATTCACTTCTTTAACATCATAAAATGTCCTTGTATTTTCATCATACATGATGGAATTCACCTTAGGAACATAATCAAGCTTTGTAATAAGCACACGGTCATACTTGCTGTCATACACACCATGTAATCCAATCCCTGTGAAGTTGTTGTCTGTGTTCACCTTAGGGAAGTAACGCAAGATTTCAAATGCCAGATGGTCTGTAAAGAACCTGTTAAGACCAGATCCAAAACCAGACAAATCTACAGCCTCTGTTCCAGCTATTAGGAACACCTGACCCCTCTTAGCATCCACACTCACTTGTCCTTGTGGAATCTTCAATAACATCTTGTTTTGAGTTCCTACATATCCCAAATCAGTTTCTGCGAAGTCAATTGGGGGTGCTCCTCTAAACAACCTTGGATTGCCTACATAGGCAGCCTGAGGGTTACTTGTATCTATTGTAAGGAGGTTGTTATACATGAGTGTCTTGTTCTCAAAACGAGCAAGAACAGCTCTGTTCTGAATTCCATCTAGAGACACAAGATCTCCAAAGTTCTGAGGGAAATCATAATAGGAGATGGCTCTGTAAATCAACCAGCTATTCACTCTGTTGTCAGCATCTATGTTCTGGCTATCAGAATAGATGGCTCTGAATGGATAGTAGGTGTAACAAGGTTTGTCCCAGTCGATAGGCAAATGGGTGAATGTATTCTCCCTGTTTTGCTTAGAATAGCTCACATTGTAATAGTAGGTGTTATCCTGAGCAATAGGTACAAAGCTTTGCTGCACCCAGTCATCAGGAATACCTGTGCTCACGTGAGGCCAGAAATCACCCTCTCTATTATTGAACGCCTGACGCAGGTCAATATTGTAAGAGCTTTCACAATAGAAGTTGGGAATACCATATGCAAACAGATAGAAATATCCATCATAGTATGTCCTGTTTGGATTGGTTGAAATAATGGTGCCTTGTAAAATAGTGGTGGTTGTGGTAGTGGTGATTGAAGGCGTAACAATAACACCCTGATCGTTAGGGCAATCAAAGTTGTGAGCCTTATAAGATATGATGTTGGTTAATGTTCCTCCACTACTTACATAATCCTTCAGAATAGATCTGGCTGAGTGCCAGTATTTTGGATAGGCTATATTACCAATCTCATCATAGAATATATCACTGTCATCAGGAGCGTTCACCCTATTATCTATAAAGAAAGGAAGCTTGCTCTTGAATGCAAATCTACTGATGAATGTATCACCACCAAACACTGTACGTGGTTGGTCAACACTATTTATAATTGCCTGATAACCAGTGTCTACAGTGTCATATGAATAGATCTGTCCATATTGATTTGGGAAGATGTTCTTCATAGAAGCATAATAAGACACAACAGATATGTCTTCTTCCTTACCAGGAACATCACAGTTACCAATCTCTGATATGGTGAATCTAGACTTGTCTGTAACCAAAGGACTTCCTGAAGACACCATGTTAGGACTTTGGTCTGGGAAAGGAAGCGCTGGTCTGTCTAGATCAGTTCTCAAATATACAGATGATTCCCTCTGGAAGTTGTTGATGTTGTATACATCACCAACATTCTGCACACCAGGAATCAAATATCTAGCAATGTCTAAGTTTCTCTGCTTTATACCAAGGTTGTCAGGAACTCCAACACCATAGTTGTAATCAGCTACAGAGTTGAAAGAATAAGCATAGTTTTTTCTGGTGATACCGTTTACATAGATTGTCAAATATGCCTGATATGTGGTGAACATAGCAGTGGCACTAAACGGTGTGGTGAGAGCACCTAGTTTATTAGAACTGTTAAGAGCATCCACCTGAGCTTGTTCTGTCAAGAGCTTGTATTTAGCATTGCTCTTCACCTCAACAAAATGGGCCTTGCCACCACCAAACATTACACTCTCAAGCTTCAGAATACCACCTAAGAATGGCTGTCCAAAGGAAGTTTCAGGAGAGTTGAATATCTGTCTGTACTTCTCTGTTACAGCGTGCTGTGGAGTTTCTATTTTACAATTAGGACCAGTGACACGTGTAGGACCAGTGAAACATATATTATCAGGTGTTCCTTCTATCACCTTTGGGATTGTTCCAGGAACTGCATTGAATGTAAATGTTTCTACATTTGGCCATCCTGTTATCCATTCTGTAGAAGGTCCGTTGTATATATCAACCCATTCTATCCTATTACCTGTCTTTAAAAATGTAGGAGGACATATTGTTGCCACCCAAACATCATATGTAGAAAGTCCTGTTCTTCCTGTTGCAGGGGATAACACCAAAGGCTTGCTTGTAGAACATAAATGGTATGTTCCTGTAGAATAATATTTCTGTGTACCCTGTTTATTACTGTTGCAATCTGTGTATAACACCTCTGCACAGTTGGCACCACCATCAGAGCATGGACCAAGAGACGATATCTCTATTGTGTAATCATCACAAATCTGTGTCCAGGCATTGTTGTTCTCATTAAGGAATGGATCTACATTAAGATCGTTGTATGGATAGTTGGGATAGAAGTAGGTTTGCTTCTCTCTTTCATACGTATTCACATTCCTAAGGATGCCCTTTGCTACAATAGATTTGTTTGTGCCACGGTCTGCACGTATAATCTTGAATCCAACAATATCACTTTTCTGGTCATCTGTCAAACTAGATGACTGAATGAGAGCCTCCACTTGCTGTATATCCAGATGTACACCAATAGGGAATACAGCATCATTTCCCTGCACCATTGCTGTAGGTCCTAAGAAAATCTTAGACTCATATGCAGCACTGATGTTTATATCTGGGAACTTGTGATGTCTAATTGGTTGACCAGCCAAATCACCCCAAACATCTGCATTACAAGGATAGGTGTCTGTAGATTCCCAATATGCAAACTGACCATATTGGTATGGTCCTTTGTAGTCATCAGCAGGGGAATATTCAGGAGCAAATCCTGTAACAGATGCTGTGTTGTATATCTTCCAATATGGACTGGTTCCTGTAAAAGGATCAGGTTCTCCAATGAAGTCATCATTTGCTGGAGAAACTGGTGTTAAGTCAAAGCTTGTTGCTATCCTACCAGGAATATGGAATCCATCTGTTTGCTTGCCATTCTTAAGCAAGAATACTATTTCAAATGCATACACTTCGTCCCTCAGATAACCTCTAAGGTTGGTGGCATTCAATTCATCTGCGTAATTCTCATTAGCAGGAATTCTCCAGCTTTCCCACTGAAGATTGATTTGATTTGCAATGCTTTGATAGTTGATACGATCAATGGATGTAAGATTGTCCCATATAAGAATATCTTGAGCTGTTGTCAGGTCTTGTGCAATATCATAATAAGGGAATTTCTCAAATATATCATTGATGGTAAGACGGATTTGTGTAACGTTCTGACCAGTGTATGTGATTTGCTTTTGTACATTATCAATGTAATATGTACCCACTAGCTCCACAGAAGTGATATCATTCACTGTTCTGATCACCGCCAAGTTGAAATATTGGTAGAGCCCACTGTCCTCAAGATTGCTGATATTAAGGATGATGGATTTACCAACAGGATAGTTGAAGTTCACTGATGTAATAAACTCATCAGCAATAGGTGTTGGGTTGGTAACAGAATAATAGGATGTGTAAGGATTGCCCTGAGGATCAGAGTATTGTATAGCAAACTGGTATGTGCCAGCAGTGAGATTTCCTGTGCTAGTGACATCTGTTACATCCAGTTGAGGAATCTTGAAATTAGGCTGGAGTTTGAGTTGATTACAGTCTAGATCGTCTGTATACTCAGGATGGCAGAAAGGAGTGCCAGACTTCAACACCTTAGGAATGTTGTCAATGTCTAGGTATCTTCTGGGATTGTAACCATCTGTCCAATATATCTCAGTGGTGCAGTTGGTAATCTTGTGCGCCACCTTTTGTATGGGATAGCTAGTGTTAAAGTTGAGACATGGAGCATTTACAAGTACACGATAGACGCAATCATTGTTTTCCATATATCCAATCTGACTAGCTCCAGTGTCTGGATTGGTGATGAAGAATACATGTTTGTTTCTTTCTTGGATGAAATGATTACCTATAAGTACAAAGCCAGAAGGGAATGTAACACACAGTTCATTCCCTGGCTCATTCTGATAGTTTACAGAATTAGAGTCAAAGTTTTCAACAGCAGCGTTTAATGCATACGTAAGTTTCCCCTTCTGTATTTGATTAGGGGTTTGGTCCATGTTAAGACCAGTGGTAGCATTATTATATTCCTGCCTAATATTACCTTGTTCCTGTTCAGCCATTAGTGTTAGTTATTGCGTCTCCAACCATATCTATTGGTACGGTTAGGTAGTTCATACATGTTAAACCTATTAAGATCGTTGATTATTCTGCGTTGCTTGGTCCAAGGATCTTGTTTCTTAATCTCAATATCAGCCATAATGAACGCCTCATCAGCCTGCTGTTTGTAGAAAGCTAGCTTTTGTTGAAGCTGATTAAATGTCTCATCATTGGTCTGATTGGTGAGCGTTTCAATCACTTTATACTTAATGAAGGCTTCCACAAACTCCCTGATACGATAGTTGTCAGGAATCAATTGGTTACCCACTTGGTCATATTCTGTTGCATAGAAAAGCAGATGCACTACACCATTGCGGAAGTTAGTAACAAACTTATTGTCTCTAATATCAAATGAATCATACCAGGAGGAACCAGGTGTAAACTCGTTGATAGGAGGTGCCTCTTGATAGAATTCCCAGTTGTTGGTATAATCTACACCACAGTTACCCTGTGCAGATATATTACCAGGCTTGAGAAGATATTCCTTTCTATAGAGTACAGGTGCTTGATTATTTGTCTTATATACAGCTTGCACCAAATCAGGCATACACTTAGGACAAAACTGTTGACCACAATTACCCTCTTCACAAGGATTACCATACACAATCACAGGGCTCACTTGAATAGTTGTAGAGCTAGCTGCTTGTGAATAGAACGAGTTGGCCTGCTGATATGGAAAACCATTTACAGCTGTACAAAGCCAAGCTTCACGAACAGCGTAGAAATTATCTGGGAGTCTTGCTTCATAGTCACAGATGTGAAGAATCTCTTGAGAAATCACATAAGTGGTTCTTCCCAGCTTTCTGAGACATTTGTCTAGATAGGTGGGAAACATCAAATCATCTACAGCTCCTGTATCAAAATAGCTTTTAAACTCTTCCTTGACGATAGAGTAGATAGGCTCAGGAGTGACGAAATTATATTTGTAATAGTATGCCATCTATAATGCTTTTTTCCATTCTTGATATAAATGTTGGTATTTGTCATCAGCTCTCAGATAGTGGGAGAGAAGCCTAGACGTGTTCCTGGAAGGTTTGAAATACCACAGCGGTGAGTGTTTAAACCTAGCTGTTAATTTAAACCACATCCATCCAAAGAAATAACCCTCTGTGTGAAAGTTGAAATTGTATATACGCTTACCTTTTTCTTTTGTCTTCTTCCAATCAATAGGAAGATTGACAAACTCTTTACCATCTATTCCTTTTATCTTCCTGCGCTTCTTCTTGCTTATTGAGAACTCACCAAACCCAAAGGGCAGCTTTGCTCGTTCTCCTGTCTCAAGAATATATTCTCTAAAGGCATCATTAAAAGAATAGATGATGTTTCTCCACTGATCAAATGTAAGCTTGATGGACGGATGTTTCTTACAGAAACTGTTGTAGTTATCTTTGCTAGCGCTTCGCCAGTCTATCTTTACTCTCATATCATCTCAAGTTTGGAGCGTTAGGTGCTTGACCATCAACGCCATCACTTGTGATGTCTGTCTTAAGTTTGAAATACGTAGTGAGAAGCTTCTGAGAAGTGAGCTCTAACACCTGCTTTTCTAGGTAGCCAGGCACTGGAGATTCTTTATCTAAAGGATTTACACACAGTTGCTCTGGTGTATAGCTAGGAGTTCCACATCCACATTCTGGATACATTATCTCATTTGGAACATCTTCCTCGAAAAGAGCAACTAGTCTGATTGCTTTTAGCAATGGGTTGTTTACATACAGATACCCATTTGAAATCCAATAGTATTCTTCCTTCTTAATAATTGGAAGCTTGAGCAAATTCACGTATCGGTTGATGGTTATTTCCTTAAGTTTCTTTCCCTGTCCACTCATGGCGTTAATTGAATAAACACCCTGAATTACATACTGATAGTTACCCTCTGTAATCCTAGGAAGCTTAAACTTCGTTCTAGAGACCGTGCAAGGATCAGCATAATCACAGCATTCAGAAATAGGAACTTCCACCATCTCTAGACAAGGAATGGTGGTAAAAACTGTATCGGTTGCCCATAACTTCCTCAGATTAGTCTCACGCTTTATCAAGAGGAAGGCATTGTTCTTAATCTCAGACATAATAGCTCTATCTGTGATCAAGTTGTCTGTGGAGAGCAACTTGTGCATAGAGCGCGCATCTGAAACTAACTTCCTAAAAGTTGACATTATAAATACTGTTTGAATATATTTGTTATTCCATTATCATAGTCTATCAAGAATCCTGTCACTTCACCTTTGGTTATTGTGTACCCATTTTTATCATCCCATCCACTCTTAGCTGTGGAGAAGGCTGGAAGCTGATAGAACTTAATACCATTGAAATCTAAACTCATTTCATGGTGTTTATCACCTGTAAATATGTAGAAATTATCGTGGTCTGACCATGCAAATTTGAACTCCATTGGGAACAGATGCGCAAGTTTTGCAGGCTTAAGAGCATCTCCGTGGTTGAACATCATTGCAGAACTTCCATAACTTACGTACTTCCTATACCTTGGAGATATGTCAAAATGCACACGATATTCTTTTCTGTAATAGGTTTTCAACCAACTGGCTAAATGCCATCCTACATACTCATCATGATTGCCAGCTACAAATATCACCTCCACTTCTTCACCCTTCTGAAGGAGAAGGTTTATCACACTCACTTCATGATCACAGATAGCTTGGAAAGCATCGTGATAGGACAAGATGTTTTGTTGGGGTGTACCCTTTGTAGTGGTGTTGGTAAACTCACTATTGAACTCATCAGAACCAATGATGTATTTGATATCTGTGAGATTGTTGGCTAGAGAGGCTTGGTCTAGGATGATCTCCACCCTCTGTATGAAATCACCAAAACGCTCGTCTATATCGTTATCCCCTGCTATATCTAGTTTGTTTAAATGGGCATCCTGTTTGTTGATAATAAGGCAAGCATCTTGTCTGCCTGCATCATACTTAGGAGCCACTATCTCAGGCGAAACAGGTGTATATGTCTCAAGAAATGTGATGAAATTATCTTGAAAAACTTGTTCTCCTTTCTTCTTGCCCAGCCATGCTTTCACTTGGTAGTGAGGCTGCTCAGCATTTCCCCAGTAGTTTTGTACGTATTTAGTTATTTCCCATTTCTCTGTATCAATCTTGCACTTCTCAATGAGCTCATCTAAACTTTTGATTTCCTCTTTAGAGTTGAAGACCACTTCTCCAGTTCCCCTTTGAACGTCTTCATAAAATCTTACTATCTGATCTTCTAGCTCCCCAATGTAGTTCCCTATCTCTGCGTCATCCTGTGCCATCTGCGAACTTCGCAGCTCCTTTATCAAATCATCCACTTCGCTTTCTGTAATGTTGAGTTTGTCTGCATAGAACTTTTTGCTCTTTTTCCAGTGAAGCATATGCTCCATCTGTTGCAGAAGAGATTGATTTTCAGGCATTTACGTTTTAGTTTGATTAAAATTGGCCTAAAGGTACGAAAGTTTTTTCATATTTTCCAAATTATTTTAACCAACTTCATTATTGTTACTAACTAAGTTAGTTAGAAAACAAAAACTCCCCAGGGCCATAGCCCCAGGGAGGATCCCTGAAAACCAACAAACAGGGATTTTTAACTTTATGAAGGTGTGCAACAATCGTCTATTTGACTCTGAAGGTTTACGATTTGTTGTTTCAGTATACAAATTTGTTCGTCTATTTTTTGAAGAGACACAGTCACTGTATCACATGTATGAATCTGTGTACATGGAAGGTTTGGACCACTGTATGACACACTATTCGTTGGAATAGGCTGTGCTGTACAAGGTTCACACGCAGCATAAACAGGAGTGACTACAGGTGTGCAGCATGGGTTTTGTGGAAGAAATATCATTTTATGTAAAGAGTTTAGCTATTAAGGAATATACATGATGTAGTAACATCCAAGACCAGGTTGATAGTTGTTATGACCTAGTCCTCCTCCTGTAGAGCCAATAGTAACACTTACGGAGATTCCTGTACTTGCTGAGTTAGTAGTTGCAGAAGAACTCTTTGTACCAGCTTGATCCATATAATCAGCAACAGCACCCGCTTCATCTGGATCAGATTTACCAGGAGCGTAAGCAAGTGTATGTGTGTGTCCAGGATCAGTTACAGATGATGTAGCTGAGTGTGAGTGTGCAGGTATTTGGTTGGTAGCAAGAGTCACTGTATTAGAACCAGCTGTTCCCAGAAGAGTGTAGTTAGGGTTGCTTGGCACAGCAGGATCCACTGCAGGGCTCATAGCTCCACCTCCCATACCTGTTGTCACTCCCACTGGAACACGTCCTCTTTTATCAGGCGTTCCATTTTGACCATTACAGAGGTAGATTTTCTCCCAGTCACCAATACCAGCACCTGTACCATCAAACTTACCTGTAAGAGAGCCATAGTATTCTACAGCTACATAAGGTATCATTTTGTTATAATACTTGGTGCTTGTACCAATACTGTTTAGGTAAGCCTGAATTAATGCGTTGAGATCAGCAAGCTTGACATAGTTTGTATCTACATCAAGAGCTAGCGCTGCAAGGTCCACTTCTATATCACAAATCTTATTGATGGCTGCCTGAAGGATGGCATGTGTTCCAGAAGAACCAGTTACACCATCAAGACAACCCACTGTATATGCTCCCTCTAGAGCAGCAAAGTCAGCCTCAAGAGCAGTGAGTCTTGTGTCAAGCTCACATATGGCCTTTATTAATGCATTGATAACATTTATGAGTGTGAGGTCTTCACATTCTACAAGATTCTTGTTTACAATCTCACAGATAATTTGAGGGTCAATTGGTAAAACTATACCACTTCCATCAAGTGTAGATACAAGAAAAGTAATCAATGCTTGTTCAACATACGAAAGAGAATCTCCTGTTTGAATTCCCAAAACGGGAACATCCACTCCTGTATATCTCACACATTGATCAGAAATTGTTTCTGCACAACCGTTATAGCAATTTGAACAAATGTTGGACATTTATTTATATTTTAAAAGTTTAACTCTGCTCGCAATCATATTCACTGTATAACAAGCAGCATAATCGGGATTACAATACTTGTAGACAAGTATTCTTCTGTAGTTTATGAGTGCCAGCATTACCCCTCCAGGTACAGGCTGGTTCAACATAAACACAACATTATTGTACAAATTGTTTCCAAGGGCTGCCAGTTTACAATCTATCTCAGCGATAAGATTGGGAATACTAGCGCACTCTGGACAATTTGTAAGCCTGGGTGATAACATTTCCTATAATTTTTCTTCCTTGTTTTACAGCAGAATTGCATGCAGCACAAAGACCGTTAATCAATTGACATCCACATCCAACCTTAGCTCCACATTTTTTACAAGCAGCCATATTAATAAAAGTTTATAATGTAGTTGTTTCCAGAACATCCACAATTGTTCTTCAAGAAGTTGTTCAGCATCATATCTGCCTGATTGTACATTTTTGTTGCTTCAACATCAGCACAGTTGTTGGCAGCAGCTAAAGCTCCCTGTATAAAGAAATTTATAGTGTTCAAATCTACAAACGCTTGTGTTTTTATAGCTCTATCACATTCCATCATATCAAGCTTCATAAATGCTCCATCAAACTTCTCTTGTAGCTGTTCAATACGCATGATTGACTTCTCTACATAGTTTAAGTATGCAGGAGCCACAGAATATTTTAAACGATACACACCATCAGGAAGTGGCTGATCCACACCTGGAGGAGTGATTCCTAAGTTTGATGTTGTAAATATGTTGAAGTCATTAACACTAAAAGGTTTGAAGAATGTGCCAAATCCAGGAACTGTGATTTCAATTGTAGCACCAGAAACAACAGGTGGATTAGTTGGATAGGTAGAGGCATCAGCAACCCCAAGTGTGGTTACATTATATGTAGGGATTACCAGTATGTCTAGTTTTAAATCTGCCATGTTGTCTTAAATAATTAAGCCAGAGGATTGAGTTTTAAATCCTCTCACCTCTGGCTTAGGTTAATATAATCTAGGTTATTCTCCTACTATTACGGAATCAAAGTTGTAGTAGTAGAAGTAGAAGGCCATACAGTGGTTGTTGTAGAAGTGGTAGTTACACAAACTCCATTCTCATCAGCCACAGCACCAAGACCAGCTACAAGAACAGCCTCAATTGCAGCTTCAGCAGCGCTATCTTTTTCAACAGCAATGATTACAGTGCTATCTTCTTTGATATAATCGCCCCAGCTGTAAACAGACTTGTCATACTCATTGAACTTGATGTAATAGGTGGTGTAGGTTGTACCATCGCTCACCCAAGATTCAAAGTTCTCGTTGTAGCCATTCATTCTGTAAAGATGCTTCAAGTAACCAGCTTGATAGCTGTAGAAGTTCTTTTCTAATTGTGCAATCTCAGCAGAAGTACCAGTGGCGTAAGAAGAACGCTGTACAACTACAGGATCAGCAACAACGTTACAAGGATCGTACACAATGAAGTCAGCAGTTGTTGCTGGACCACTGTACACGAATGTACGGAACCACATTCTGTCATACTCGAAAGGAAATGCTGCAACGTCACAAGGCTGACCATATTTAGTCAATGGTTTACCAGTGATACGCAAGAATGCGTTTGCATCATTACCAATTCTTTGGAACTGATAGAAATCAGACAAAGTGATGTTGTCAGGGTTGTTACCTGGAGCTTGCAAATTCAAATGATAGATTACATCATCAATGAATGCAGGAACATCAACAGCAGCACAAGGGTTACCGTCACACTCACAACAAGGAGCATTTACAGTGACTGAACGAGTGAAACCGTTAAAATACAAAGTGTCTAAATAGCTAGAGTGAGCACGAAGTGTAAGGGTTACCACCTCACCACATTGTACATTCCAGTTTACTACATCAGTGATTTGAGTCAATGGTGTAGGACAACCGTTCACTTTATACCATTCAGTTACGTTGCTTTTGCAACCAGATCCTGAAGGACAACCTTTAATCTTATCAGAACGCTTAGAGCCTTGCAGATAAGTGTTGGTACGGCCCTGCGCAATATAGAAATAAGGAGAAGCAGCAATGTTACCAGCTGTGGCAACAGAGTAGTCAGCACGGTAGATACCCACCTGACCTGCTGTTAGGTCTTGCGTAGATCCAGAGCTAGGGAGCGCAGTTTGCCCTACTGGTACTACGAAGAGCGTAGTTAATGAAAAATCAGCCATTTTGCTTTATTTTTAGTGATTAAAAAACTTATTCGTTTGTCTGTATCCTGAACTGTGCACTTTGAACAGCGGGTGCGTTCTCTGTATACATAGCTAGGTTTTGTACTGTTAAGTCTACCAATTCATCCTCTAGATAGAGTTCAAGTTCGCAGTCTTGGTTGTAAGATGGTTCTCCGTCAAGCATTATATATCCTTCTTTATTGATATAAACTGGATATCTCATGTAAGACATGTAGATTTTGCTTGGGGTGAATGTCCCATCGGTGAAGATGCTTATTTCATCTGTCGAAAGGAAGTTGAAAGTCTCTTGGTATTCAAAGCTTGGTCTGTAATGGTCGTTGTTCAGAATGAACTGAAGGTCACCATGTTTAGCCAAATCTCTGTTTATCCAGATCTTTCTGTCCTTACACACTCCTTTGTCAGCCAGTACATAACTATCAATATAGAACATGTACTTGGGAACTAGGAGATGCAGATTAGCAAACCATTGATTTAGTTCCTTGTTCTTGAGTTTGAGCTCAAGAGGTTGGTGGTTGTAAGTGATCACCAAACTTTGGAGGTCCTCGTAACGCTTCTTAAAAGCGTCAAGTCCCATTCCACTTATCACACTAAAACCATCAACCTTTTGTTTTATCAGCTTTATCTGAGCCTCATTGAGGGCTAGTATCTTGTCTTCTAAGTTTATCTGCTGGTGTACATTAGTTGATAGTTTATTTAGTTTCTGATCTATCTTGTATAATAAACTATCTACTGGTATCATACTGCAGCTAATTTCTTAGTTTTCAACTTTCCTTCGAGAGTCAAGAGCAAGTCTTGATTGTCATCATCAGAGAGTTGTTTAATCAAATCATCTTCGTCCTTAGCTATTTCAAATTCACCTTCATAGATTTTACCATTTGGCTTAGATCTGTATATTGAATGTGTGATGGCTTGTTTCACTAAGTCTTTGATATGGAGTAAGTTGTCTTTCATATCTGCAAAGCGTGTGAACACTTCAACAGGATTCAACCCCTGATACTTACCGTTTTTAAACTCGGTTTGTTTGAGGACATTGTCTACAAGGTTGTAAACTGCTTCCTCTTTAGTATCATCAGTTACAGGTAGGCCCAACAAACGTGCCACTTTTCTTTTTCTCTCAGGAGTCATTCCATCAAACTTGACAATAGCTTTGTTGATGAGTTGCTTCTTCTTGAACAGAACAGCATTTTCAATTTCATCATCAGCTACGTAAAACTGTGTGTCAGCTGGATATTCACCACGCTCCCAAGCTTGATATGAGCTTGCGATGGTTGGATGAACACGTAACCAAGAAAAAGCTAGTTCCTGTAGAGGAATTGCAAGATCGAAGAAGTTGTCACCATCCAGAAGTTTAACAGGCTGAACATGCATTCCATCTTGTGTAGATGTAGACAATCCATAGTTCCAAAAACTAGAACGAGGACCTAAGTCAACATCACCAAGAGCAGCTTGCAATTTAGCTTTCAGTTTTGTAACACGCTCAATCTCCAAGTCTCTTTCTAGAGGATCAGAAATTCTGCGGATGTAAGCAGCTTCAGTATCAAGTCCTGTTCTGTATTTACCATCCAATTCCTTATAGGGATATTTAAACACCCCTGTTCCAGGAATACGCGTTAAACCTTTTAAAGCAAGTCCACCTTGCATTGTCTGAAGTTGTGAGTTATTATACTCCTTCTTAATTGTTGAGATTTTACCTAACTTACCCATATGTAGTTTATTTATTTGGTTTTATTCGCAGAGTGATTCCCATCGAAGGGATAGCGATTGGGAGACACCCCAGTCCAACCACTCTGTAGTTTGAGAAGAGCTCCCCCACAGGGAGTGTGGGGGGCATTCTCTTCTCGATTTTATGAAGACTAGGATGCTGATCTTACGGGTAGCATCACTAGTACGGTCATTAGAATTGTGGAATCTCTTCGATCAAAACTGTACGAGACAAGTCTTCGATAAAGACATCACAACGGTCTTTCATCCAGATTTCATATCCTGGGAATTTGTTTGCAGAGCTCATACCCTGAGATTTGGCAAATCCCAAATGGTGACGAGTTCCATCAATATATCCCCAAGTCATAGAAGGTGCACCCTTCATACGAACTTCACGGATGTTGTTAACCATAGAACCATCAGACATTGGAGACACGTCAAATACCATGAATACAGGAGTGCTCTTCTTGTTCTGACCAAATTCTAAGTTAGTTTGAGGCAAATCCAATTCTTTCAAATGGATGAGCTCAACACGACCAGTTTCACGTGTAACCATTGCATCGAATGCAAAGTTGTAAGTGATGTGCTGGCCTTCGCCTTGCAAATAACGGTTACCGCTATCAGCCATGAATGTCAAACCGCTGTTCAAAGCGTCATTCTTCAAAGCTTGTTGGAACACGTCAAATCCAGCTTCGTTGGTGTACATTTTCACTCTACGATCTTTAACATCCACCCTTCTGTAGAACAAGTCTCCAAAAACAGAACGGATCAAGTTCGCAGTGAATTCACCACGGTTGTATTGTACCAAGTTACCGTTGTTACGCATTCTGTGGTAAACACCAGCAGATGTACGCTTCAATTCTTGCTTGCTACCATTTGTTTTAACAGTGCCTGGGCGAGACCAAATCATACGCTTAACTTTCAACTCAAGCATAGACTTTCTCATCCAGAACTCGATGAATGGCTCCCATTTAACATCGTTACGAGTTAAAGGAAGTTGGTTACGTCTTTGAGGAGCGTAAACCAAGATATCCAAAGGATTACCTTTGCTATCTCTCATCATTTTGTCATCAGCCCACTCAGTGATTTTGTGCTCAAAACCATATGCAGAACCCAAAGATTCAAACATTGTGATTTGCTCACCCAAACGAGGAAGACCTAACAAGTCTTGGTCAAATTCACCAATCGCAGCGTCAACTAGTTCAAGTTCAATGCCCACTTGCAAGAACACAGGACTAACGAAGTCTACAGTTGGATTGTCTGTAACCAAAGTGAAGCTATAAAGGAAGCCCATGTTCCAAGGAACTGGATCCTTAATAACGTAAAAGCGAGGACCATATTGGCGAGAACCAACAGAAACGATAGCGTTCTTAGAGAACTCGTTTGTGTCAATTACCAATTGGAACTCTTGACCATCAATACCAGGCTTGCTCAACTCAAGAGTGGAAGCAGGGATGTCGATGATTTTAGGGAATTTGTACGGAACAGCTACTTGCCATTTCCAAGCATCGCTATTATTATCAATGTAATAAGGCGTGCTTTTGTTGATCATGTCTAGGAAGTCGTTGCTGTAAAGAGAGCTCTGTGTATAGAGGCTGATGATTTTCTTGTCGTAATCAGCAGGCTCAGTTGAGTGGAAGCTCTCCAGGTGGTTAGCGTCAGTTAGCTTACCAACAGCACGCTTGTCCATAGATGCGACACGAGCATACGTGAAGCCAGTTAGACCTGGGATTGTTTGAATTGCCATTTTGTTATCCTTTTATTTATGAAAATTTATAAGAACCATGAATTTTGTTTAGAAGGCTGTGCACCACCCACTGCTGACTTAGTTTTTGTAACCTGTCTAGCCACTTCCCCAAACAGCTCGTTTGATTTCTTTGAAACGCCTGTTCTTTGGATGGTAGATAATGTAGGGTCTTTTTCTAAGATTTTAAGCAGGAGAGCAACTTTCACCTTTGTTGCATGGTTCTCAGGTCTCTTCAATTCCAAGATGGTCTTGTCGAAATCAGTGAGGGTCTCACCGTTTGCTGTCTTATACTTATCTACCAGCAGGAAGTCTTGTAGTTCGTTTGCCAACTTGGGATTGATGGGTATACCATCAAACTCCTTAGATTTCAGCTTGTCGTTAAGAACTTGCTGAACATTCTGGATGTATTGGTTTTTGATTGCTTGCTTTTGTTGGAGTTCTTGTTCAGCTCTTTGCTCCATTTGTTGGAGTTTTGCAGCTTCCTTTTTAACCAACACTTTATGGTGCTTTGTAGCAACGCTTTCCAAATCACCGTAGTTTTTGAGTCTTTCAACCTCTGTGTTAATGTCTTCAGTTTCAAAACCCTGATCAGCTAGTGCTTGTTTTATCACTGCCACTTGATTATTCTCTTGTGACAAATCCATTTCAGCAAAGCTGGTCACGTTATTATATGTACCAAAGTAGTCCTTTGGATTAACGCCTTTTACGAATATAGCATCAAACGCTTGTTGATAATCTTCCCCAAACTGACCAATGAAGCTCTGCACCATTTCAACAGCTCCTTTCTTCTTCTCATTTTGGAAGCGCTCAAGGAAAGCTTCAGGTGTAGAGATGTCAGCATCTTCTTCATCTTCATCCTTTGAAAAGACACCAAGTTTGAATAGGTCACGAGAAAGTGCGGTGAATTGACTCACTTGTTCTGTCTCCTCATCTTGTGATTCCTCTTCAGCAGCAGGAGCAGCTTCAGCAGGTTTTGCTTCGCCAGCTTTCTTCTTAACTGGTTGAGGATCAACAGGTTGTGTTTCTTCCTCTTCTTCATCAGTGTTGTCACCAAGGAAGTTTGAAATCAAGTCCTGAGCAGAAGGTTCTTTACCATCTTGTTGAGGAACGATTTCTTTTCCTTTAGGCACCTCAGGTTTTGGAGCAGGAGCAGGATCTTCTACGTTCTTTACAATCTCTTGAATCTGATCAGGATTGCTTGTAGAAGTTTCAGGAGAGAGCAAGTCATTAAGAAGCTCTGCACCTCCAGGTCCCATTTCCATAGTATTTTCAATACTAAAGTTGCCAAATGACGGGGTATCAAGGTTCTCAGCCATATGTAGTTTATTTTAAGTTTGGTTTATACGTTTGTAAAAGTAATCAGAGTATATTGAATAGCAAAGAGTTATGCATTTGTGTGAATGTTTTTCCCGTATAATATAGCATTAATATAATTCACTCTAATCAAGTTTGTTTGTAATCGTGTCATTTATGAGTCTAAAGCTTCTGATAGGGGCTATATCTGTAAGCGTAACCTGTTGAATGTCAACTCCCCATTTCTTAGCTTCAACCCTCACCTTCTTAGTAAGTGTATTGTCTATTTCTGGATCTATACACTGTTCTAGAGGTAGGGATATGACGATGTTCTTGATGATAGACTGGGTCATATCAGCCAAGGCATCCTGAGCATCAAATACTTCCAGGAGGAACACTTTGACATCAGATATCTTATATTTGACAACACCTTTAACAACTATGTTTTGTTTATCCTTTGTATATAGCGACTGGGCAGAAAGGCTCAACGTTGTTACAACAGCATGCTGCTGTATCACTTCATCTATAACAGGGAGTTTCACGTGGAACCCTGGTTTCAATACCTTCTTGAACTTACCAGCCCTTAGCAAAACAGCTTCCTCATAGTCTGGTATGATCACTGCTGGCATCAAAAAATTCCACCAATGAGTTATTAGGTCTATGAGTTTATCAAACATTATTTAGGTTTTTTAGCTCGATTTCTAGCGTTCACCTTTGCTATTTCGAGATCGTTCTTTTGGTTCTCTCTAGCCACCTTCAGCTTTTCTCTTTCGATTTCCAGCTTCTGTAAACTTTGAGAGTTCTTAGACTGAATGTCTGCCATCTTCATTTCATATTCTCTGCCTGTACGTGACTGTTCAGCTGCAATCTTCTGAATTTCCAGAACATCAGGAGCTCCACTCTTGTCTATATCTGTAAGAGGACCCACCTTAGCTTCAGCATTTATCAGAGCTATTTCTTTTTTATTGATTCTATCAAGTTCATTCTGATAGTTCTCATTAGCCATATCTTGTTCCTTCTGGAACTGAGCCTGTTGCAATTGAGACTGAGCAATCTGAGCTTGTTGATCAAGTTGTTGCTGTTTCAACTGGAGCTCACTATTTTGTAGATCCATTTGTCTGTTTCTCAAGTCTTTAAACACTTTCTTCATTGCTCTCATAGACTTGGTACTGTAAAGTTCAATTACATCATACAATGTACCACCATTCTGGATGATAGCCTGAGAAAGACCTCTAAGCTCGTCAAACATTTGCTTATCTTCAGGACGATTTGTCAAGAATACTTTCAAATCTCTAAACTTGAGATCAGATCCATTTACAGAAACAAATGCTGATTCACCTTCACTGGTGATATAACTTAGTGTAGACTGAGGCTTCTTGGATTCTACATATAGGGCAGCATCAATGATTGCTTGATAGAGCTGACCCATAATATATTCGTGAGCTACAAATAATGGTTCTGTTTGAGAATAAGATTGTTGTACAGCTGTGTTTACACCTGTAGCAGATTCACTGGATGTAATAGATCCCATACGTTGTCTGCTCATTCCCACAAGTTCCCAACATTCGTTCTTGAGCTGTTGAGCCAGTGTGTAACGAGATTGTATTTCCTGTGTACGTGTAAGATCAATGTCTCTAAACTGATTGAATGAGCTTGGACTCTTTAGATTCTCAGGGCTGTCGTCAATAAATACAACACCACGATTACGAGCTTCCATTTCCCAGATGTCTAGTGCATCTTGTGCATCACCATCCTTGGGAACGGGAATGTGCCTGATGGATGTCAAGTACACCTTACCCACTTCCTTCTCAAGGAGCTTGTAAAGCTGGTTCATACAAACATTGTAGAGCACCTGGAAAGGCTTCATTAAGTCTACAAGACTCTTAGCCTCTGTGTTCTTCACCTCAAATGTTGTACCAATGATGGGACAATAGTTGAGAAGATTAAACGGTTTGATGTGGTAGATGTCTGGACCAATCTTTGTTCCTTGATACCACTGATTTATCCATCCCCATTCTAGAGACTGCTGTGTAGGAATGGTGTTAGATTTGTAATTCTCATCTACCAGGACAGACTGCTCATTTCCCAATTCATCCAGGTAAATGACCTTACCGATCTTCTTCTTACTAATCCAATAAGAACGGACAACAACATACTTGTATCCAAAAGAGGAAACATTTGATGTGAGTCCTAAGAAGTCTTTCAGCCCATCGTTGTTCTCCTTCATTTCTGATTCAATAATCATACGTGTCTGAAGAACAAGAGGATCATATGTGTCGTACATTACAGAATCAATACCAGGAATCGCATCAGGATTACCTAGATTGGATTCACGTACATTAATAAGTCCGTAGTCTTGAAGAGATGAACGCAGGTGATCTATCTCCTCTTTAGTGAGATCAGGAATGCTCTCAATGATCTCTGAAAGCTCCATAACTTGAACAGTACCAGCAGCATAAGCACCTTGAGCTCTCCCTGTAGGGTCGCTAATCCACTTTCTATCAGGCGTTGTGAGAAACCATGTATTCTTTGGGTTAGCCACCTCAATGTTAAATCCAAGCTTTGAATTATCTTCATATATGTGATAGAATTCTCTTCCTGATATAAGCATGTCACGAAATGCATCTTCTGATTTCTCCTTTAGATTGAACTCTGCCTTTTGACATGTCAATACATGGTTGGCCCATTTCTCAGCTACAGATGTATAACTGTCAAGCACATCTTTCACTTGCTCCATTGTCATTTGTTCTAGTTCCTCTGGATCAATCTCTTGACCAGTCATTGCGGCTTGCTGAACAATCTTTTGCTTGGCTTGACTAATTACGTATTGTTGTAGAATGTCTGTTTTAAATTGCAGCTCTTCAGCTTTGCTGTCATCATCAAACGCTTTCACCCTGAATGTATCAGGACGCTTTGTGATTTCACCAACCAGCTCATTCACTGGTGTAGTCATGATGGAATACATCTTCACATATGCAGGAAGCTGTAAGTCAGCTGTCATGATGTCTGTAAATGATTTCACCTGTGGTTCTTGATAGAAGTCTTCCATACGAAGAATACCTTTTATCAAGTCGTAGTTTTTGACAAATGTATCACGGTTCTTTACATACTCAGCATAAGACTTGTTTGCAAAGTAGTCCATCGTGTTCTTTATCCAACTCTCATCCTGCTTCTCTTTGTCAGTTTTAAACTGATCAGGGAATATGTTTAGATAGGCATATCTAATCGTAGCATCCTTGGTATATCTAATGATAGCCATTATGTAAAAAGTTTACTTTTTTTCCTTTTATTAAATAACCCACGAGATTCTGTGAACAACACATTCTTCTTATTGGGTTTGAATATCGCGCTCACTCTAGGATCACTGGATCCTCCCACCTTACCAAGCACAGGATCCATCTTAAGAGCCTGAGCAATAGCAAGTTCTGCAGCCACAATACGGTCAAAGTTACCTTGATCGTTGTATTGGATGATTTCTTCCAACAGCACAGGATCAAATATCTTTGATACACCTGTCACTTCTTTCACTATCTTTCCGTCATCATCCTTCTCAGAATACACCACTTCCTCCATATACTTCTTCAGACAGTTGTGTAGATAGTCTCTGATTTTCTCAGAAGAACGGTGTACACCATAGTCACGTTTCACTGTTGTTCCAGGCACCACTTCCTTCAACCAATCAGGTTGCTTCTCTAGGTAGTGTGCATCTCCTTTTGCTTTCATATATTCTATGAAAGATATGTCATCGTTCTCACAAAGTGTACGTGCATTGAAATACTTGATGAGAAGTCGTGCCTGTTCTTCCCAGGTGTCTTTCTTATCAGGTCTTGCACAATACGAAGCTACGAACATATCCTGATATTTCTCTCCTGTAATATCATGCATTCTTTTATAAATGTACACACTACCAAGAGATGTAGAATACGCAGCTTGTCCTTGTCTGTATGGGTCAACCCCTGCTACATAGAGTCCGTATGGAGGATTCTCGATAGGGAATTCGTATATAACAACAGGAGCATCTTTTAAGTCACTGTTCTTTAGAGGGAAGTTGGTTATTGGTTGTTTGTCCGTAAACTCGTGACAAATCTTTTCACCGTCATTAAACAGAATAACAGGAGTGCCCGTACGCCCCTGCATAAGCAACCTACTCTTTTGACGTTTGGCTGCTTCTATATCAAATATGTTTGTGTCCTCATTGAGGAAGATGTCATCCACTTCAATTGGATAGTACATCTTCTCTTTCAAATAAGCCACTCTGTCTCCAGCCTTCTTTAGTCTTTCTAAATTGTTTGTGGTGATTTCAAGAGCTTTGTCTTCATTGCTCACCAACATCTTAACATTATACAAGTCACTGTCAACAGGCTGTTCCAAAAACTCACCGAGCGTGCTTTCTTCTTTTGCCTCCATGCGATACTTATATGAGATAAATAACCCATGAACGCGCGTGTCATCTTTCTCATTGTTATAACTTAGGAAGTTAAAATTGTCTGCATCAAACATCAAGGATTTAGCATCCATGAATTTCTTCATATCACCACCTGTACCTGTAAGCAAAGGAGAACATCCCCAACCATAAGGTGTGGTGAAACCAGGCACAGCTGCCTGAAAACCTCTAAGGAAATTTCCCTTACCAATCTCATCAATAATTAGTTTACGTGGTTTTGTACCTGCAATAGCTTCCTCGTTATTACCTTCATCCAAGTTACGGATGAGGATTTGGGAGAACGGTATACGTTCCCCTCCACGAGTCTTGATACCTAGGGTGACTTGGTTTTTCCAATTATCCTCCACTCTCTGCCATCTCCATGCTTCAGGCAAAAAGTTGAGGCCCTTGTCCAGCTTATCTGTGATCAGCTTTATATCGGGGGCATTTAACCCAGCGATCACATTCTGGGAATTTTCGTCAAACGTTGCGCCCCACCCTATGTAAGAAGCCTCTAAAACAGACTTGGCAAAACGTCTAATTCCTAGGATGACCAAGCCCTTTTTTTCTTGTTGTGCCCTGTCGATTTCATTTGTCACTATCCATTCGTTATCACGCAACAGGGGATTGGCATATTTCTGATATATTCTTCCACGCTCATCAACAACATCCACCTCTGTATGCCACATGTTCAGATGCCAGTATAAAAATGGGTTGATGTATACACCGCCCATCATGCAACCATTGAGACAAAGCTCTTTGTGAAAGTCATAGAACTGTTTATACTCCTCTGACTCACGGTCAGGCAGACGCCCCTGGTTAATAAACCAGTCTTTGTAGTCTATGCTTTTAAGCTCGCCCATTATCGTCTGCTCTTAAGGAAGTCCTCAGCCATGGAGCTTAGTTCTCCATTGCCTCTGATTTCCACTTTAGCTTCTTCCTTCTCTCTTAGTTTCTCCACCACCTCTAGAAGAGCCAAGTAGTTCTTCATTGTTTCCTGTATAAACTTACCTTGTGCTTCGATTGATGCAATCACCATGGGAAGCATGCCTCCTTTGGCTGTAGGTTTCCACTCAATCCTATCTTTAAGTTCATGCAGGGGATTGGCATCAACATACGCCTTCCAGGAGGAAAGCTGTTGTTCTGCCCAATCAAGCTCAGCATTTACGTATGTAGTTTTTTTAATAGTCTTCGCCATCTTCTTCTTTTAATATGTTCTCCAGATTCATCCCCTCCTTTATAATCTGATCAATTTCACTCTCGTCTGTATGGGGCACGTCCATGTCTAGCTCAGCCTTGTATTTATCAAGAGCAAACAACAGCTCTCTGTCAGTGAGTCCCCACACATCTCCATATTCATCTAGCGCAGTGGCTAGGTGTCTACCCATATTGTAATTAGGGTAGCTTACATGTAATTGTTGTAAGAGTGCGAGCACTCTGTAATAATCATTGGGTCTTCCCATGTCTACAATTTAGGCAATAATCCCAGCTGAACTTGCAGACAGCTTGTTTAGTCCAGGCGTAATTACATCCTTTATAAGCTTAGCAATCTGTTCGTTGGCCAGTGTTTTTACATCTTCTGAAATGCCTGGTGTGGCAACAAGTGCCCCCAGCTTTTCAATTACTATCCATGCTTCCACTACAGGGTTCATATTAATTGGTTTAAATCTTCGTCTGTCATATCTTCGTCTTTCCTTTCATCCAGCTCCACATCTATTTCAAACTCATCCTCAGGATTGACATTCATATATTCTTCCTTTATGGCTATAGCAATGTTGTCTTGCACCTCGTTGGCTGTTCCCATGATGTCAACATAGTCAGCCCCCTTGTTCCAAGCGTCATGAAGAATGTCTATCAACACCTTCAACGGAATTTTCTTCAATATTACTTCGTTGTTTTCCATCGTTTTTCATTTGCTCTTCTTGTTCTTGTGTCACCACAGCTGTCCATTTCTTTAGAGGACATTCACATGAGAGACACTTGGTTTTAGCAGACAGGGTGCATCCACATTTTGTGCAATGCTCATCGAGACGTAGGGTTTTATATCCCCACCTGTTAGATGAATGATAGTCACATTGCTTACAAATGCTAAGCCTCGAAAGGCTCGTCTCCTTTATAATCGTCTTCAGCTCCTCTGAGGGAAACAGGTTGTTCTTCCATCCCTCGTAAATCTGTGATAGCATACATTCTTGGTTTTAAATCTCTTATGCAATCTTTAGCAATCTGTAATTTGAGCTCCAGCGACTTCCTTTTCTGTTCCGTCAGTGCATCGTCTTCCAACATCTTAGAGAACAGCGCCACCTGACTGTGATGTTTCTCCATCTGCCTGACAGCCTTCCCCTCATTGAAGAAGAATTTCCCAAACCCACTTATCTCCAAGCTCTTTACATTCTTCAGCGCCTCATTAGCTCCCTGAAACTGGTGGTTGACAACAGCCTCAATCGTCTTCTCACTGAGCAACATCTTAGGAGCCAGCTTTCTTATTATCCAATCCTTGACGGACAGACTCATTGGCTTATTGTCCGTGAACAAGTCTGATTTCAAGGGTGACATCATTTTCAAAGTTTAATACTATCCTAGGATTCACCTTCACCTTCGTCCCATCCTTCACTAATACGCCCATCTTCTTCAGCCTAGAAATAATGTTATTTATAGACGGATTGGTGGTGCCATACTTCTCACAAAAATCCTTCCTTATATTAGCATAAGAGATGTTACCTCTTATAGCTGCATAGGCTATAAGCTGTATTTCCCTCTGTGTAAGCTTCAAATCATTAATAGAAGAAAGGATGGTGTAATACCTCTCTGCTAACAGATAATCGTCCTTCTCTTCCTTCTTTAGTTTTTGTAATATCACTCTCATTATGTAGAATGGTACAAAGATACAATGTTATTCTAACATGTTCAAATACAATCTTTTAGCTTATTGCTATATTATGCTCTTTTTTCCATCTCCCAGACCATTCCATCCACCACTTACACCCATTTAACCACATTCTATCTATAGGACCAGACTTATTCTCTCACCCCACCCTCCACCCCAAAGTTACAAACCTTCCTCCATATAAGCCAAATTTATTTTTGTAAACCTATGGCCTGACAAAACACCCCCCTATGTCAACTCATATCCTGACAAGCCCCCCTACACTTGTAAGTGCCCCTAGGTATTATGTGTATAGGAGGGGAGGGTACTCCATTTCAAAACCCCCAGCCTGTCTTGCAATGTTGGGGCTACCCCCCATCAATTGCTACAGAATGGGCGATTTTGCCAGGTAAAACGTTCTGGAAATCTTTTCTAAAGGACAGCAACAGTTCAACGGTCTGCCACAAGTTCATTGCTGCATTCTAAAGGAATAGATTAATTATGGAGAATTAAGCCACTAAGAACGGCAGACACATCATGGGAAGACCAGTTCTTCCCTTGTCCTCATTCCATCCCAAAACCATTTAACAGCCTTAAAATTAAACGTTATGCTAGTAACAACAACAAGCCAATTGACAGGCAAACAACACACAATGGAGCTAGACATTACAGAAGAACAGATTGATTCCTACTTAAGTGGTGCTAAGGTGCAGGATGCATTTCCTCACCTCAAGCCACATGAAAGGGAGTTCATTCTAACAGGAATGACACCTGAAGAGTGGGATGAATTAGTTGCATTCGGAGAATAAGCACGCTCAATGCGTGCTTTTTTTATTCATTCCAAAACCATTAAACAACTATAAATCAATACATTATGTTTAAAGTTACAGTTATTCTTCACATTGACAAGACAATGAACATTTGCCAGAACATGTTTGGAGAAATGTTCTTCCTGCCTGAATTAATTAGTGGTTCATTGAAAACACCATTCTATGCTGTAATCTCTGACCAAATGAAAGATATAAAAGACTTCAGCCCACTGTGGGGAGAAGATATTAGTGGGTCATTCAAGGTGATTGGTGCTGCCTTCCAAAGGAAAAGAGACATGCTGGATTGGTTGACAATACCAGCAATGAAGAGTTGTGAGCAATATGAACCAGACGCAGAATGGCTTGAGTTAGTAAGTTAGCAATAAAGGGGAATTGCTCCCCTTTTTTCCCATCATCCATCCCAAAACCTTTTATCGGATATAGGTTTATTATTTATTATTAACTTTAAAAACAAAAACAGATGAACAAGAATTATGTCATCAACAATGGAGCATTCACAGCAAGCGGTAATTTCTCAGGCTACACAGCACTCGGAGACAGAATCCATTTGTTCAAGCGTCAAATGCAGGCTCTTGGTTGGGAAAGTCAAACAGACGTTAAGTTCCCATTCTATTGCATTGCTACGATTAAGCAGATTGGACAGCTTGATTTGAAAGGCAATCCTGTTGTTGATGAGAAAGGTCTTCCTGTGACATCAGACAGGCTTACAGCTCTTAGTGCGTTCAAGACACGCGATGAAATCAAGCAGGCTCATGCTGACGCAAGCTTGTTAGACATTGAGATTGCTCAAGAGATTCGCACACAGGCTAGCTCTGCTGGTCTTACAGAAGAATCTCTCAAGGCTCTTGCAAGCTCACCGTTCTAAACTAACCAAGAAAGGCTCTCACCCACGGGAGTCTTTCTTTTTTCCCATTGTATATATGGGTGGGCAATGGTGTTTTGTTGCGTAGGGTGGGTGTAATCAATTGATTCTCAGTGTGTTAGAGAGATGCAGTGTGACCCATAGACACTTATAAGGGGTAAATTGATAATAGGACACATCGGCCAAATAGGACATAAATATAGCATTAATCAACCATTTTATGCAGCTGGCTCTCTAATGTATGGAAATGTAAAAGATAAGGGAGAGATGCCATGTTTACGTGGTTAATACCAGGAAATGAGGGTTCGAGTCCCTCCAGCTGCACACACTATTTATTCATTTAAACCATGTATTATGACCAGACAACAACTTATTGATTACATCCTTGACAACACAACATGGAAGCTTGAAGAACTTGAGACGTATACAGACGAACAAGTGGCTAAATTAGCTGCTGATATAGAGGAAGGATATAGGCTATTAAAACAGGGAACATATGGAAGAGAATCTTAATATATATGACATGAAGGTGCGTATTGTCAAGAAATGTTGGTATGACATAAATAGGTTTCCAACAATGAAGGACATATGTAATGCTACAGGGCTTACAGAAAGAACATTACACAGGTTTGCTAGGGATAATGATTTGCCTAGGAGGACAAGAGGTAGGATGAGGGAGCTGATGGTAGCAGAATACATTAAAAATAATTCATAGGATATTGGTTGATGGTCGTACATCTCATGCTAGGATACATTGAGTCTTAGCTAATAACTAGGGGACAGATCCCAACAGTTGTTTTGGTTGACTATTTCATTTTTAATGAACGCTCCTGTATGTCTATACGGGAGCTTTTTTTTATTTGGTGGTTTGGCTATTTATTGCTATATTTATGCGACAAAGTATTTATTCACCCTTCAAATACAAAGCAAAATGAAAACCGTAAAATTTACAGACGTAAAAGATTTTAGGAACTTCCAGAAATTAGCTAATCAGCTTCGCATCTTCTTTGAATGTACTTATTCAAAAGGAGACATATTGGTGATAGCTGATGCAGCATTTCTAGAAGGGTTGGGTTACTAAGTGCTGTAACTCTGAAGCAGCTCTGCAATATGGGCTGCTTCTTTTTGTTACATTTTTAAGTACGTAAAAGTGTAACAGAATGCACTTTTAAGCAGTAATATCATTCATGAGGAACAAATTATACGTAAAAGTGTATAATAATGCACTTTATGATGAAATTATATGCAAAAAGCACCATCAAGCACGGTTTGTGTTGAATAATGTGTCATAAAACGCACATTTTGCGGTGTATTTGTCCCATATAAGTCACATTATAGCTCATTTGGCTGAGTTTTGTAGCTCATAATCAGCCAAATCAGGAAGTAAATGCATGACATTTTCGGTAAAATTCATGCAAATTCATCACATAATCAATTGTAAATCAATTATATATGAAATCAGAAACTTTAGAACGTACATTGACAGCTATAGCATTTATAGGCATAGTGTACATCGTTATTAATCAGAACATCACATTGAGAAAGATGGAAGCTGATTGTATGATTGAGGGTGGTGATATAGCTAAAGACAGCCTAATACAAGAGCTTACACGTTATCAACTAGCTCTAGACATGCTCAAGGATGAAGATCCAAAGGCTGCAGATGCATTCGAAACATTATTATACACTAAAACAGAAAAGCCATGAAAAAACTACTATTAGTATTAGCTATTACAGCCATTGGTTGTACAGCAGCCAAACAAATCATTATTGGTAAGGCACTATTTGACAAAAGACAGAGAGAATCACTGAGCCATTTCTCTGTGAATGACATCACTGTCTATTACAAGGATAAGCCTATTGCCAAATACCAAGCTAAAACCTATTCATTAGATGCTGGTGAGCTGGTAGAAGAATACAATTTGTTGCTAATTGACAATCATATCAAGGATAAGCAGATTATCGGAGACCTTATAGACTTTGTATCAGACAGGCATCAGGGAGCTGAGGTGGAGGTAGAAATAGATTCTAATGGCAGCATATTCAAATTATAAAAAAGAATAATATGGTGGGAACAATCTTTAGAAAGCACATTGAAAGACATGAGCTGGGCACACATGGCAATTCTATGTATCAAGCATGGAAGGTGATAAAACAAATAGGTGATGGTTTGTATGAGTGTGTACGTGTAGATAATACACAAGATCCTATGGGTGCAGCCAATCCACAAAAGCGTACATTTAAAGAAAAAGACATTCTTAATTACTTGAAAAACAAGCCAGATGACACACCAAACAGTGGAGCTCGTCCTTAAGAGCTATATGCCTAAACAATTGGAAATAGGCATGTGGTTCATCATTAAAATTAATCCAGGCACACGAAAAGAATATACAGAGATATGGGCATTGGATAAGATTCCTCAGGAAAGCATGGAAGAGTTTATTGTGAAAAATGGAGCGCCTGTAGAGCCTTATTTGATCTATGATGAACAGGTGATAGCTGAGCCACATGAGATAGGCTGGTGGGATGAAGGAGAGCATACAGACGAATTAAGAGACATAGAGCTCAAAGATGTTAATTTCATCCTAGAAGAATGGGATGGTGAGGTGGATGTAGAGATTGATGAATGGGACTATGCTCATGAGGATGCTATAAATCCAATTCTGTATGCAGGCAAGGTGACCATGTCCATTCCTGGTGAGTATACAGAGGAAGATGATGACGGACCATGGATGTGTGAGCATTGCAATGGTACAGGATATGGATCTACACCAGACACAGTGTGTGTTGTATGTGGTGGGGAGGGACAATATTATGAATATGACGAATTTGATGAGGCTGATACGGACGATAATTCCTAACAAAAACAAAAAGCATATGATTTTAGAAAACATTACGATTGAAAGGCTAGAAGAAATCGAACAAGAAAGACTAGAAACACAAATGGACCCAGCCTATCAGCAGTGGTTTGACGAAATGCACATATCCAGACTGTATGTAAGCAGAGAGGGTATAACAAACGCCAACCGCATGATGGCAGATTATTCACATTAAATCAAAGCAAATGACCCTTCAAGAAGCGTTGGAAAAGCTCCAACAAGCAAAAGACATTGATGATTGGAACAACATTAGAGACGGTATTAAATCACAGCTTCCCATGCCTGTTTGGCTAAAAGAATATGCGCCAACAATAGATGGCTCAGGGCTAGTGGTGGACATACTCGGATCAGACAGACCTCGTTAATTATTTACTAACAATTAAAATCAAAGAAAAATGTCAAGGTTAACAACAGAACAGGTACAGGAATTAAAGACAGTTATTCGTACAGGAGAACCAATTGCAGCTATTGCTGACAGACTTGCTCCTCAGTATGGTAGAAAAACATCATCATTTCGCATCACCCTTTACAATCTAGCTAAGCGTACACGCAAGGTGGCTGAGTGGAATGGTCCTAAAAGACGTAGAACAAAGAATACAAATGCTACAAAAAGGACAGAAATGGTGTCTATTATGCAGCCAAGATTGATGAGTGCAATGGTGGAGCAGCACAAAGACCACATTAGAATTTATTTCTAAACAATAAAAGCACACACTTATGCCAGCAACCCTCGTTTACCGCTCCTCATGGAGCTCTGTTAGGCCATTAGTTTATTCAGATGATTCAGACAATCCAAATGTCAACAAACTAATAGATGCCATCTTCAAACGAAAGAAGACCAACAGGCTCACATTAGAGAACAACAAGATGTATTATTCTCCTTCAGATGATTACAAGAAAGTTGTTCGTTTACGAAAATTTAAGTAAATTTGAGTGCCTACAGCAATGTGGGCACCAATTTTAAATCTTTCATTATGGCAAAAGATACATGTATCCTCTGTGGTGCAGAGACACCATATGAATACGAAACACACATTGATATGAGGACGGGATATATCGAGGGAGCAGGACAGCTCTGCATTAAATGTTATAGGAGAGGTACAGATCGTACACACATTTTGATTCCAACACATATTGTGTATGACACTCCTAATGACCAAGAGCTAGGCACTAAAGTGAGGCAAATTTATTACGAGAATATAGATGATGACATATGACAGACATAGCAAAATGTAAAGGAGAAGATTGTCCTTTAAAAGAGACATGTTATAGATATACAGCTCCTGCAGATGAATATGGGCAGTCATATTTTGCAAATCCTCCATATGATGAGGATAAGAAGGACTGTGATTATTATTGGGAAAACGATTAATGATGGACAACGTAATTATCTACGACATAGAAACGCTTAAAGAATATTTCCTGGTTGTTTGTCTTATTCCTCAAGAGCCCTATAGAATATTCAGGGTGAATAAGGATGAGAACAGCCTAGATGCATTCATCAACTTCACAGAGAAGTACAAAGACTATTATTGGGTGGGCTACAACAACTTGCGCTTTGACTCTCAAGTGGTAGAATGGGTGATACGCAACAATGAATATTGGCATGAGCTTTCTGCTCTAGAAATTACAGCTAAAATCCACCAGAAGGCAGCAGATGTGATAGATGATGCCAATCATGATGTATTCCCAGAATATCGTGAGACAGACCTCACATTAAAACAAGTGGACTTATTTAGAATACACCACTTTGACAACAAGAATAGACGTGTTAGCTTAAAGAGGCTAGAGTTTGAGATGGATTTAGAGAACATTGAGGAGATGCCTATTGTGCATAACAAGGAAGGAATGACCACTGAGGACATTGTTACCACCACAGGTTATTGTATAAACGATGTATGGGCTACCTATCAGTTTTACTTGGTAACAATTGGACAGACAGATCATCCTCTATATAGAGGAAACAATCAAATTGAGTTGAGACAGGATATCGAGCAAGAGTTCGGTATCCCGTGTCTCAATTATTCTGACAGTAAGATTGGTGATGAGATGATCAAAAAATACTACTGTCAGGAGAAGGGCATTGATTATAAAGAACTGCCCAAGAAAGGATTCTTTAGAAAGAACATACTTGTAAAGAATTGTATTGCTCCATATGTGGAGTTTCAAACAAAAGAGCTGCAGGAATTCCTTAAGAGAATAAAGAAGCTGAGCCTGGGCTTGCAAGATGATTTCAAAGAGGAGCTACATTTCTATAACAATGTGTATTCTTTTATGAAGGGTGGTTTGCATACAGAGAATAGTCCTAAGATATTTGAAGCTGATGAAGATCATCAGATAATAGACTGGGATGTGTCTAGTTACTATCCAGCTATCATCATCAATAACAAGCGTTATCCACAACATTTGGGACCAGCATTTCTCAGAGGCTATCAAGCCATGTTTGAGAAGCGTCTAGAGCTCAAACCTTTAGCTAAGAAGGATAAGAAGATTAAGGGTATTGTGGGTGCACTGAAGCTCGCTGTAAACTCTGTGTATGGCAAATCTAGTGACATGCAGTCCTGGATATATGATAGACAGCTCACTATGTTCACCACTATAACAGGAGAGCTTAGCCTGATGATGCTTATTGAGGCATATGAATTAGCTGGTATACGTGTTATTTCTGCAAACACAGATGGTGTCACAATTCTTATAAAAACTGTGACATTAGACAGAATGCATGAGATAAACAAATGGTGGTCTAGTCTCACTCAATATGAGCTAGAACGCACTGATTATCAGAAGATTGTATTTTCCACGGTAAATGACTATATTGCAATAAAAACAGATGGAGAAATTAAAAAGAAGGGAGACTTCCTCACAGATTTCGAGCTTCATAAGAACAAGTCAGCGCGTATTATCCCGTTGGCTCTTGAACAATATTATACTAATAATATACCTGTTGAGCGTACTATTAGGAGTTGTGATAGGATATTTGATTTCTGCCTGAGACAGAAAGCATCTAAAGACTTCCATTATGAAGGAATAGATAGGTCCACAGGTGAGAAAACTGTCTATGACAAGCTCATTAGGTATTATGTATCCAACACAGGACAGAAGCTCCTCAAGGTGAAGAATGCAGACAGTCAATCTACAGCTGCAGATGTTATGCAAGTGGAAGCAGGTGAGTGGGTTTGTACAGTGTGCAATCATTTAGACAAAAGCCATCCTCTAGATAATATCAATTATCAATATTACATAGAGCGCGCTGAGAAAATCATTCATAAGATTGCTTATGAAGGAAGAAAGCGCAAGGTGGTAGTAAATCCTAACCAACTAACATTATTCTAATGAAACTAGCAAAAGGAGATAGATTCAAGAATTACATTGGTGAACTGTGTTTCATCAGCTACATGAGAGGAGACATCATCAAACTTACATACATTGATGATAATTCATATGTAGAGGTGTGGGACAAGCAGGAGTTTATTGATGAGGTGAATGGAAATAGATTCTTCCCACAGCCTAAGGTGGTGATTAATAGAGCCAATGTATCTACACATTTGGTTGAATATCAACTCAATATGATTGGTAAAACCATGGAGGAAACCAAGAAAGAAAAATGGTATTCCACTAACACCATGACTACCAAACAATATGAATTATTCAAGTCATATGCCATTCCTTTATTAAGGAAGGTGTTCAAGTTCAACAAAACTAAAGCTGAGCAAACCTTTCAATGGTTTGACCTGCAATTTGGCCTTCGCATAAAAGACTAAAACTCCCCCAACCCATGACTTATTTATTTATTGCGATCCTTGTGATCGTATGGATATGGATTGCCTATGAGATAATCCATGCTCCAACAATGAAAGAGAATAATGACGCAGATGATGATCCAACAACAACATTTTGGCACGAAGACTAACAAAAATTGTTATGAACAATCCAATAATTTCTGAAGATTTTGAGCGGGAAAGTCTCAAAGATTCCGTATATTTGTTAGAAGAGCAACAGAGAATAATGCAAGAGATTATGGAAGAAGAGAATACACGTCTTCCAGCAACTGTGACAGTGATTTACGAGAATAAACCCCAGCCAAATGACCAACTTAAAGATAACTCCTTACCATTTTGAAGAGTTAATCAAGAAAAGTTATTCCCTAGATGTTATATATCTTTTGAAGCTGATAGAGCAGAAGTTTGATGTTCAACCTCTCTGTGAAGGGAGTATGAAGATTGCTGCGCTCTATCAGACTTTGATTAGAAAAGGACTCATATCCAACACTGATGAGAAGATAACAACATTGGGTGAAGAACTGCTCCAGTTTATGGAGACCAAAGAGGCTACAAAGATTATAAAGCGTAAGCCTGCTACAACAGAATTTGAAGAGTGGTGGAAAGCCTATCCAGGCACTGATACATTTACACACAAAGGAAAGAAGTTTACAGGCACAAGAGGCTTAAAACAGAATAGAGATGAATGTAGACTGAGATTTGACAAAATCCTTCTAGAGGGAGAATATACAGCTGGACAGCTGATAGAAGCATTAAACTTCGAGGTGGCTCAAAAGAAAGAGAATTCTGTAAAGACAGGCACTAACAGACTTAGTTATATGCAGAACTCCTTCACTTATTTGAACCAACGAAGCTTTGAACCATTTATTGAACTAATTAAAGAGGGTGGAAAAGTTGAAGAAACTGATAAACCCGTAGGAGGAACAGACGTATGACACATGAACAATTATTACAATATATTAAAGAACAGATTGCAACCCATCCTAAAATGAAGCCAGATATTCTCAGTTATTATCAGCTCTGTTTGGATGAGATAGAAGAGGGTGGTAGCCCAGAACATGAGCGTGAGTTATGTCATAACAGTATAGAAGAACTAATAAAAGAATCATGAGTTTTGAACTACTTAAACAAGAAGTGGAGCTTGGCCTAGCAGGGAGGAATAACGGTATACCCATGGGTTTTAATAGGCTAAATAGATATATTGGCATTCGTAAGAGCATATACTTCCTGGTGGGTGGTTTAACAGGCTCTGGTAAGACTAGCTTTATTGATGATGCCTTTGTTCTCAATCCATTTGACTGGTATATCAGCCAAACTGATCCAGGAGTGAAGCTACGCATCATATATCGCTCTATGGAGCGTTCTAGGACCTATAAGCTGGCTAAATGGGTGAGCAGGAAGATATTCATCGACCAGGGCATCATCATCCCTGTAAGCAAGCTATTGGGCTGGAATGAGAAGATGACCAAGGATGAGCATGATTTGTTCATGATGTATGAGGATTATATTGGCAGAATGGATGACATCATTACAATCATTGATGGTCCAGAGAATGCTGTGGGTATAGCCAAGGAGCTCAAAGCTCACGCTCTACAACATGGTAAGATAGAACAGGTGGATGAATATAACAAGCGCTATTTCCCCAATCATGAGAATGAGATAACACTTGTGATTATTGACCACATTGGTCTACTAAAGACTACGAAGGACCAAACCACTAAGAAGCAGGCTATTGATAAGATGAGTGATGAGCTCAGATATGCTCGTGACTTCTATGGATATACGCCAGTGGTGGTGAGTCAGTTCAATCGTGATATTAGCAATCCCATCAGGATTAAGAATGGTGATGTTGAGCCTCAGCTAGAAGATTTTGCTGAGAGTTCACAGACACAGAATGATGCTGATGTTGTATTAGCCCTGTTTGATCCTATGCGCTATAAGGTGGCTGACCCAAGTGGTTATGACCTGAATAAGCTGAAGGACCAATATGGTGCTAAGTATTTTAGAAACCTTAGGTTGATAAAGAATTCCTATGGTGAAGATGATGTGCGCATTGGTCTTGGTTTTATGGGCCAGATCGGTATGTTCAAAGAACTGCCTAAACGCAATGTAATGACAGACGCTGATTATGAGGCAGTGATTAACAAATCCTATTTTTTAAATAACCAACTATGAACGTGAAATTATTCTCCACTTTTCCAAGTGAGAAAGAACCCTACTGGCAAATTGTATTATTACCCACAATAACAATCCTGAGAAGTCCTGATCCTTTAGATAGATACACAGTGATCAACCTGGAGTGGCTTTTCTGGAGCGTGTCAATATTTACACATGACAAAGAAAGACTATCTAACAGTGAGGATGACAAATCCTACTATACTAATATATGAGAAGTATAGGGAGAAGCATGACCCAAATAAGCATGGACGTTTGTTAGGAGCACAGGAGCTGCTTACGTTTGTGCAAATGTGGCGTAATCCTCATGATATACTACAAGGCATCATTGAGGAATATGACACCAAATTTGATGTTGTGCATTTGTTAGATAGAAACGGACAACTTATAAAACTATTATGACTCTAAGAGACAAACGACAAAAGGAGTTTGCTGATATATGGATAAATGCTGGCAAGTTTGGGATACTTAATCTGTGTCCCAGATTTGGTAAGATATTTACCACCATCAACATCCTTGAGAAAACTAAACCAAAGAGCATTCTTATTGCCTACCCAGACACAAAGATCAAAGCAGCTTGGCAAACAGACTTTGAGAAACGTGGATATGATGACAGTGGTGTCACATACACTACACACATATCTCTGCATAAGTATAAGGACAATGCTTATGACATGGTGGTGATAGATGAAATCCACTTACTGTCTGATAATCAATTATTTGCAACCAAGGACCTATTGAAACGCAATGATGTTGTATTAGGCCTGACAGGTACACTATCTAGATGGACAGAGGACACACTCTGTGAACACCTAGATTTGTGTGTCATTGCAGACTATTCAATTGAACAGGCTATCAAGGAAGGTGTTATTGTTGATTATGAGATAGTTGTGAGAATGATTCCCCTGGATGATAAGATAAAGCAAAACTTCAAAGGCAAGATATGTACAGAGAAGAGGCGCTTTGATGCTTACACATGGGCTATAGGCAACGCTGAGCGTGAGGGTAAAACCACCATGTTTCTCAGGCTAGCAAGGATGAGAATAATCCAAAACAGCTTAGCCAAACGTGAATGTACAAAGAGAATATTACAGAATTTCAAAGATGAACGCATTCTGGTGTTCTGTGGTGTCACAAAAATAGCTGACCAGCTAGGCATTCCTTCCTATCATAGCAAGAAAGGAGAGAAAGACACATTTGAGAAGTTTGCTGCAGGCCATGGTAATCATATGGCTGTAGTGAAAATAGGTAACACGGGGGTAACATATAAACCTCTTAACAAGGTGATTATCAACTATTTCGATAGTAATGCAGAAAACCTGGCTCAAAAGATAAACAGGTGCATGGCTATGGAATATGACAATCCTGACAAGAAAGCCAAGATATATATCATCTGCACAACAGAGGATGTAGAAAGGAAATGGCTTAAGAAAGCATTAGAATTCTTTGACAAAACAAAAATTAAATACGTATGAAACTAGAAATTGAAAAAGTAACAGAAATTGGTAAAGAACCCTGGTATAGACTACTCAAAGATGGTGATTATGTCACAGGTTCTTATAGTTTGTTATGGATAGAAGAGAAGTTTGAAAGTATGAAAAATGGTGTACCAAATAAATACTCAGAAATTTTGAGAAGTGAAGAAATTGACCTACCTTTATAGCTCTAAACTACATACATAAACTTAAAGCACATGTCAAGTAAACTCATCGCAATTGTGGGTCCCACTGGTACAGGTAAATCCACCTCTATCAAGCACCTAAATCCAAAAGAAACGTACATTATCAACGTAGCAAAGAAGGAACTTCCATTCAAAGGCGCAGACAAATTGTACAACAGAGAGAACAGAAACTATGATGAAATTGATGACGCAAACCTGATTTCTCAGAGATTGCGCACACTTTCAAAAGATGCTCCGCATGTTAAGAACATCATCATCGAGGACAGTAATTACATTATGGGCTTCAACCTGATGCAAAAAGCCACAGAAACTGGTTTTACCAAGTTTACTATTATGGCTAGAGACATGGTTGATTTGTTCAGAACAGCTCGTAATCTCCGTGATGATCTAAAGGTGTTCTATTTCTCCCATCCAGAAACAGTGGAAGATGGTGGTGAGATAATTGGTTACAAGATCAAAACTGCTGGTAAGATGATTGATAGTCAGATTGGACTAGAGGGCCTGCTCACTATTTGTTTGTATACACATATTGAGGAGACCAAAGATGGTTCATCTAGCTATTATTTCGTGACCAACAGATTCAGAAAATATCCTGCTAAGAGTCCAGACGGTATGTTTAAAGACATCAAAGTGGAAAACAACCTACAGCTTGTAGCAGATACAATAGACGAATATTACAATTAAAGCACACATTCATTAACAATTAAAACGAAAAACAATGATTCAAGGAGACAAAAGAGAACAATTACAATCGAAAGAATTTCCAAAGAAGGTGGGATTATTTGAAGCTGAAGTGGTAGCTATCAATCCTACACCAGAAGAATTTAAAGAAATCTTAGACATTGAACTTCCTGCAGATAACAAGGTGACAGAATACCTTGGCAAGAGTAAAGATGGCAATGCGTATTTGCGTATTGACGTTTGGCTTAAAGATGTTAAAAGCGGTGATAAGTTCAAGGCTACATTCTTCTTGGAAGACAAAGAACGCGAAAGCAGAGATGGTAGCAAGAAACAATATATCAACAACATTGGTAGAACAGCTTGGGCTGCAGATCCTAATGATTTGAATGAATGGTTTGTAAAGCGTGACTATCGTGTTGCATATGTAGGAGAAGAAGAATTCTATGAGTTCCTCCGCACATGGTTAGGTAAGCTTGACTATATGAAGGACACCACTGTTCTACAGGCTGACTGGAAGAAGCTTATGAAAGGCAACGTTAGTGAGCTGAAGAGCCAAGTGGATGGTGCATATAGCACAAACATTGGTGCTCTTGCCACTGTTGTTATGAAAGAGAAGAATGGTGAGAACAAGGAATATCAGGGTGTGTATAACAAGGCATTCTTGCCAGCTTATGCATTAAAGAACTTCCGTCTTATCAACTATAACGATGTAACATTACAAACAAGCCTTCGTGCTAAGAAGTTGAAAGACTTGAAACCTCATGAGCGTTTTGTAGTGAATGTTACAGGTGAATATGGATGCAGAGACTTCTATGTTCTCCATGATATCAAGGAGTATAACCCAGATGATAACTTGGTTGCATCTGATGCTGTGCTCTCTGATGATGGTGATGACTATTAAATCCCTTAACCTCCAAATAGCCCTCATCAAAGATTGGTGGGGGCTTTATTTTTGTTATGTTGACAATCCCAGTGAGCGTAGGAGAGCTGATTGATAAAATAAGCATCCTACAAATAAAAAGGAGCAAGATAAAAGATGAAACCAAGCTTGCAAAGGTTCAAACAGAGATCAAGGAACTAATGGCTGTAGCAGGTCCATTCTTAGCCAATGATTCTATATCTGTCCTTTATGAGGACTTAATAGGAATTAATTCACAGCTATGGAATGTAGAAGATAAGCTGCGCATCCTTGAGAAAGAAAACAAGTTTGAAGGCGAGTTTGTATCTCTAGCTAGAAGTGTATACCATCTAAATGATGAGCGCTTCAATATAAAGAACAAGATAAATATTTTGCTTAATTCAGACATTCAAGAGGTAAAACAATATATTGATTACAAATGATTCAAGGAGACATCAAGTTGAGGCTCACTCCTCAGGCTGTGCTCAACAAGATATCAGAGTATGACATATTTAGGTTCTACATGCCAGATAAAAACTGGAAGCTCAATCAAGCCACCTTTTCCCCATTTAGGAGCGAAAATAATCCCTCATTTGTTATAGGGAATAAAAGAGGGACAATATCCTTTATAGATTTTGCAGATACCAGCAAGCGTGGAGATTGCTTCACATTTGTCAAAATGCTGTACAATCTATCCAATATGGATGAGGTGCTCAGATTGATTGATAAAGACTTTGGGCTAGGTTTTCTACCAGGCACCTCTACAGACAAGTATAAGACCATTCAGAAGGAATATAAGCAACCAGAAGACCTGGGAAAGCGCTATTCTTTGATTCAGGTGGTGACACGCAAGTTCACAAAAGAAGAACTTGAATATTGGAACCAATACTATCAGAGCTTAGATGATCTCAGAGCCAACAGTGTGTATTCAATCAAAGAGCTATTTCTCAACAGGAAGCGTTTTCCTCTAAAGGACACAGAACTCAGGTTTGGTTATCTATATGATGGTCATTGGAAGATCTATCGTCCTTTTGGAGACAAGAAAAGCAAATGGGTGCCCAATAATGTGCCTATTACAGCCATGGATGGTAAGGAGGATATAAAGAATTGTAGGGTGGCATTCATCAACAAGTCTAAAAAGGACTACATGGTGATGAAAAAGGTGTTTCCCTGCTGCTGTGCTGTCCAGAATGAGGGTGTAGCATGCTTTTCTGATGAGAATGTAGAATATCTAAAGGCCAACTCTGACAGGCAAATCCTGTCCTTTGATGCAGATGATGTGGGTGTTAGGAATAGTCAAATGATAACCAAATTGTTTAACTTTGAGTATGCAAATGTTCCACGAAAATATCTGACAGAAGGCATTAAGGATTGGGCTGATCTAGCAAAAGAGCACGGACTAAGAGCCATTATATCGTATTTAAACGAAAAGAAACTTTTATAAACAACAACACATGGAAACAAAAAAATCCTATTTAGCAGCAAAAGACATTCTGCTAAACGCAGCACTTCCTGCAGAAACAAAAACTTACAAGCCTGTTACACATCAACAGCTTATGGACCTGACATTAGAGAGCATACATGGAGCAGGTTTTGAATTAGAAGAAGAAACATATTCAGCAGCAAGAGATGGTAATGTAGCAAATGGTAGATATACCATCAAGAATATAGCAGATAGCGAAATGCAGCTACAGATTGGCTGGCAGAATAGCTATGACAAAACTATGAGTTTGAAGTTTGCTATTGGTACACGCATCTTTATTTGTTCAAATGGTTGTGTATCAGGTGATTATGGTGCATTTAGAAAAGCACACAGAGGAGAAATCCAAACATTCACACCTAACGCTATTACAGAATATATTAAGCAAGCAGGTGATGCTTTCACAAAGATTCAAAGCGAACGTGATGCTATGAAGAATATGGAAGTGACAAAGCGTACAACAGCTGAGCTTATTGGTAGAATGATCATAGAGGAAAACATCATTGAGAGCACACAGCTTAACATCATCAGGGGTCAAATAGAGAACCCATCTTTTGATTATGGTGCTCCAGGCAGCTTATGGGAGCTCTATCAACACACCACATTCGCTATGAAGGAGGTTCACCCAAGCTTATGGATGAGAAATCATATCAACGCGCATTCCTTCTTTGTGAATGCTGCTGGTATTAATGTTCTCACGCCAGTGGTAGAAGAAATTCCTTTCACACAATTAGAAATGCCATTTTAATATGATTTGGGAGAAATTCAAAGACCAGTTTCATGAGAGCTGGCATGCTAAGATGAGGCCATTCATCGAAAGTAGTGAATGTGATGAGATCTATGAGTTTCTCAAAAGAGAATCAAAGAGGGGCAAGAAAATAGCCCCTCTTTCTTCTAATGTATTCAGAGCATTCAAAGAAACTTCGCTAGACAATCTAAAGGTGGTGATGATGGGCATGTGCCCCTATCACACAGCTAAGAATGGTGTATATGTAGCAGATGGTTTGTTAATGGGCTGTTCTATTACAAATAGCCTACAGCCATCGCTGGAACAGTTTTATGGTGGTATTGAGAGAGAACTCTATGACGGGCTCAATCTTAAATTCACCAAGACACCAGACGTTAGCTATCTAGCTCACCAGGGTGTGCTGATGTTTAACGCAGCGCTCACAACAGAAATCAACAAGGCAGGCTCACACATTGCTCTTTGGGAACCATTTACACGTTGGTTCTTTGAACACGCAATAGATACAGCTGGTGTGCCTATTATATTTCTGGGCAAAGATGCTTCCAAATATCAGCGCTATGTATCACCCTTCACATGGTCTTTTGCTCTTAGTCATCCAGCCAGTGCTTCTTACAAGAACACAGATTGGGATACAGAGGGTGTATTCACCAAGGTGAACAAGATTGTAAAAGACAACAACAATTATCAAATCGAATGGCTCTACGAAGAGCCTCCTTTCTAAACAAACATTTATGGAAATTGATGTAACACAATTACAGATGGGGGATGAGTTCCTCTACTCTGTACAGGGAACTATTGCCAGAGCTAAGGTGATTAGACCCGTAGAACCAAAGAAGGTGCAGCCTGTTCATGGTCAACAAGGTAAAACCTATTACAAATCGGTGAAATGTGTAGTGGCTATGAAAGAAATAACATACAACACTAATTGGGGTGGTCACGCACGCACATGGACCAGAAAAGAATACAACGCATCAGATAATTACACAGTGGAAAAATACGTAGATCTAAATTACAGAAACATTTGGTTGGTTAAAAAGGCATAATTATGATATTAGAAAAACAGAAAGAAGCATTGATTCATCAGGACGGTGAATCCACAGAGTCTATAGGCATGTCCTTAGACCTGGACTCAGCACAGGTGCTTATGCAAATGCTGAGCAAGAACTTGTATTCAGACGCAATTGGTTCCACTATTCGTGAGTGTGCCTCTAATGCGCTGGACAGTCACAGAAGAGCACAAACTGACAAACCTATTATTGTCAGCCTGCGTGCTACAAAAGACAACTCATATGAATTCTCTGTAGAGGATTTTGGTACAGGACTAGATGCTGAGGACGTAAAGAATATCATCAGTAAATATGGTAAGAGTACAAAGCGTAATAGCACTACAGAACTAGGCATGATGGGGCTAGGATTTAAAGCCCCGCTAGCATATACATCTAGCTTCTATTTTATCGCTCGT